TTATGCTTCAACAACAGGTACTCAATTTGCTATAGCTGTGAATAATACATCTAATACCATGACAGAAGCTTTGCGTATTAACGCCGCGGGTAGTGTTGGTATAGGTACTACATCACCTCTTGGTAATTTAGATGTATCTACATCAGGAAATACATCAATAAACATTACAGCAGGAAGTACAGGATTATCAAGATTAATTTTTGGTACTACATCAGGAAACAATAGAGGATTTATTGATTATGATAATACTTCTTCTGTTAGAGCAATGATTTTCCGTACTAATGAGTCTGAGGCAATGCGTATAACAAGTGGAGGTGACGTAGGCATAGGTACTACATCTCCAGCATATAAATTAGATATTGTTGGTGCCACTAGAGTCAGTGGTAACACATACTTTAGCAACACTTTATTTTCAACATCAGGAGGTCAGGTTGGTATTAACAATTCCTCTCCCACTTCTGGTTTTTCTTTAGATGTTAGAGTAGGAGGTAATACACATGCTGCTTATTTTGGAGGTAATGTAGGTATAGGTACTACATCACCCTCTAGAAATTTTTCACTAGTTGGAACAAGTCAACACGAAAGAATTTATGGATATGGTAATAATGTATTATCAATTCCTAACTCTGTTTCATTTGGCACTGTATGGATACATTTAGGTACATGCGGTGCATTTACAACAGATAAGATTTATTATCGTATCGGAACTAATACTTCAGAAGAAGAAGGTGAAATCACTGTATCAAATACTTGTTCTTTACCTTTTATACAATGGCAACGAAATACTTACAATGCAATGGTTATTCAAGTGAGAGCAAGAATGACAGGCGGTTGTGGACAATGTCAGGTATGGATGCAAGTTCGTTATGGTAGTGATTACGGAGGATCAAATACAACATTTCAGTGGCAAGCATACAATGGTACTGACAGTGGATTTGCTGTTGTTAATACCATAGGAACTCCTGGAACAGGAACTAATGAGAAATCCATAACAGGTTCTGAAGGATATTTCTATGCCAACTCAGGCACTATAACTGTCGCTGATAATATAGGAATAGGAACTACATCACCAGGTGAGAAATTAGAAGTTGTAGGTGGTAATATTGTAATTCCAAATGGAAATTATTATAGAGCTAGATTTAGTGGTGGTTCAGCAACTCCTCAAGATTTAATTGGAATGAACTCTAATAATATTATTAGAGTAGGTGATTTTACAAGTTCATGGAATACACATTTAGGGGGTGCATCTGCTATTCAATTTCTAATAGCAAACTCAGAAAGAGCTCGTATTGATAGTAATGGTAATCTTGGCATAGGTACTACATCCCCAGGCTACAAATTACATGTTAATGGAGGAGCAACTGATACAACATTAATGGTTCAAAATACTGGTCAAAACGCTGTTAGGTTAAGACTTACAAACGAAGAAAGAGACTTTATATTAACAAACAACCCAACAGATGATTTATTATCATTTTATTATGCTGATTTAAATAGATTACAGTTTAATACAACAAATCAATGGTTTCCTAATGGTAATGTTGGTATAGGTACTACATCCCCAGGATGTTCTTTAGATGTAGGATCAAGAACAGATGCAATACGTTTACCAAACGGAACTACAGCACAAAGACCATCCTCTCCTACAGCAGGTATGGGTAGATTTAATACATCAACAACTAGAACAGAATTCTATAATGGTACTGTTTGGGTGAATGTAGGAGGAAGTGGTGATGGTTCAACCTCATCTTCTCCAGCTACATCAGCTAAAGCTATTAAACAAATAGTAGGTAATCCAACAAGTGGAGTTTACTGGTTACAAATACCAAATGTTAATAGTGGTAATGCTTTCCAATGTTATTGTGATTTTACAATGGATGGTGGTGTTGGATATGCAATAATATTCAATCAATATTTTACAGGAGCTGAAACTGGTCCTAGTAATACAAGCTTTGCTAGTTCAACAATATCAACAGCAGGATGGGATACTGAATATCAAATTAGCCCAACTGCAATGATATCAAATTATGGAGTAACAAAATTAGCTGTTTTTGCAAGAACAGGAGGTAGCGCTGCGGGTGGTATTACAGGAGCTTCTTATTTTAACTGGGTTGCATTTACAGGACCAACCACAACACAATACAATTTAATATTTACAAACAAATATAACTCTACCCAATTCACAGGAACTTTTAATAGTTCAGATGGTAATACAGGTACTGCTTATTTCCCTAATTCCCACGGTTCTACAGGTGGTGTAATGCAAATAACAAATGGAACAACAGTAAATGATAATATTCTTTATGAATATAACCCTGATGGAGGAACAGATCCAAATCACTTCTGGATGGTTGCTAATGGTAGAGTGGGAGATGTTTACTGGGTGGTTAATAACCGATATGGTAGCAGCACTGGTAATGTAATGTACAATAGATGGGGTGGTGTAGCAATATATTAAAATAAATTAAAATGGAAAAAACAGCATACAATTATTATTTAGAAGCAGAAAACAAAGAACAGTTTATCACTGATAAAACTATTGAATGGAATTTACCTGAAGGAGACTTAATAAAAATATTAGAAAATCAGTGTAAGGATAAAAAAGCAAAAGAATATCCTAAAATAGGAGAACAATTAGATTTATTATGGCATGATATTAATAATGGTCTTTTTGGTAATAATGCTAAAACAAGTGAGTGGTTCGCCGCTGTTAAAGAAGTAAAAGATAATAACCCAAAACCTTAAAATATTTACATAATATAAAAATAAATTTGGTTGTTTTCTAAACTTACTATATATTTATATATATAAAACAAAAATTAAATAAAATGGCTTTAATTATTATCTTATTAATTGCTGCTGTAGTAGTAGCATTTGTTATTAACAACAAGAAAAAAGAAACATCAGTAAATCATGTTGAAGAGTTAGCTCCTGAATCAACTCCACCACCAACTATTATGGCGGAGATAGCTAAAAAACCAACTGAGAAAAAACCAGTAGCTAAAAAAGCACCTGCAAAAAAAGATGTTAAAAAACCAGCGAAAAAATCTAAATAATATATATGGAAAAAGTTACATTAAAATTACATGAGTTTTATGCTTTAGAAGCTGAACTTAATGGTGTTGTGAATAATCAGACTGGTGAAGTACTTTCTAAAGGCTTACTAACTGAAAAAATTAAGTTATCAACTAAATATTGGTTATCAGATTTAGCTAAAAAAGTAACAACTGAAAAAGAATCTGTTGAGAAACTTAAAGAAGAATTAATTAAAAAACACGGTGAAACTGACGAAACTGGTAATATCAGTATTCCAATGTATATCAACGTTGTTACTAATGAAGAAGGTGAAATAACAAGCAGAGAAGTAAATCCAAAGTTTGTAGAATTTCAAAATGACTTCAATACACTTTTACAAGAAGAAAAAGAATTAGAACATAAAGAATTTAAACTCGTTGATTTTGAAAATGTAGAATCAGAAGGAGTTTATGTTACTTTCTTTAAACTTGTAAAACCTGAATAATGAGTGAAGTTAAAAAACTAACTATTGAAGAGTTAGACGAAATTAAAAAGATTAAAGCTAGTTACAACGATTTAGCTATATCATTAGGTGAATTAGAGATTGAAAAATCTCGTTTACTTGAATACCGTAAAAATTTAAGCGACGCTGAATTAGTTTTAGCTAAAAAATTACAAGATAAATATGGTGAAGGTTCTATTAATCTTGAAACAGGTGAAGTAAATTCATAATATGTATTGTTAGGTGTTAGGAGTTAATATAGAAGAGAACCTCGGCAGTAATTGCCGGGGTTTCTTCGTTTTATAAATTATCTTACATATTTATCATTAGACAAAATCTATTCAAAACATGGCGCAAGAAACATTAATTTCTCCAGGTGTACTAACACGTGAGAATGACTTATCTCAAATAACCCAATTACCTCCAACTGTGGGTTTGGCATTAGTAGGTCCGACTGTTAAAGGTCAACCGTATATCCCAACTGTAGTTACTTCATATAGTGACTTTAAAAACAGATTTGGTGGTTCATTTATTAGCGGAGGTGCTAATTATGAGTTTTTAACAAGCATTGCTGCTTACAACTACTTTTTACAAGGTGGTGAATCAATTTTAGTAACAAGAGTACCAAGTGGTTCATTCACCGCTGCTACAGCTAGTTGTGCTACAACTGCTAGTACAAGTGGAATTCCAGGTAACAGTGGATTTACTGCATCGTTTGTTTTAGAAACAATCAATGTTGGTACAATGAACAACAACACTAGTTCTTTATTAAGTAATGGTGCTTTAGCTACTGGAACTCAAGATAACGTTAAGTGGGAAGTATCAAATGTAAATTTACAACAAGGTACTTTCACAGTATTAGTTCGTCGTGGTGATGACAATACAAATACTAAAGTTGTTTTAGAAACTTATTCTAATGTATCTTTAGATCCATTACAACCTAACTATATCGCCGCAGTAATTGGTGATCAATCAAGAACTGTATCTTATGATGTTGATATGGGTGGATATTATATTCAATTATCTGGTAGCTATCCAAACAATAGCCGCTATGTAAGAGTTAAATCTGTTAGAGATACTCCATCATATTTTAATAACGTAGGTGGTGTTGCTACAGATTCAAATAACCAAAGCTATTCAGCTTCATTACCTCAAATTGGTAGTGGTTCATTTGGTGGTGCATTTAGTGGTGCTATTGGTAATGACATTCCATTTATTGGAAACAGTTTATTCCAAAACAACTCAGCTACTGCTCCTCAAGGTGTTCCAGTTGCTAACTATGCTACTGCAAGTAACATTTTAAGTAACAAAGATGATTATGATTATGAATTACTAATCACTCCAGGTTTACAACAAGCTGATCACGCTACAGCTCAAACAAATTATATTTCAAATGCTGAAGAAAGAGGTGATCATTTCTATATTATGGATTTAACTCCATATGGTTCAACTATTAACACTCCAGTAACTGAAGCACAAGGTTTAGATACTAACTATGCTGGTGCTTATTGGCCTTGGGTTCAAGTTGTATCTCAAGAAACTGGTAGAAACGTATGGGTACCTGCTTCAACAATTATGGCTGGTGTTTATGCTTTCAACGATAATGTAAGTGCTGAATGGTTTGCTCCTGCTGGTTTAAATCGTGGTGGTTTAGGTGGTGTTATTCAAGCAGAAAGAAAATTATCTCCAACAAATCGTGATAATTTATATGCTGGTAAAGTTAACCCAATCGCTACTTTCCCTAACGTAGGTGTTACAGCATTTGGTCAAAAGACATTACAACAAAAAGCTAGTGCTTTAGATAGAATTAACGTTCGTAGATTATTAATTGCTCTTAAGCGTTACATTGGTAATGTTTCTAAGACATTAGTATTTGAACAAAACACAACTGTAACAAGAAACAGATTCTTATCTCAAGTTACTCCATACTTAGAAAGTGTACAACAAAGACAAGGTTTATATGCTTTCAGAGTAGTAATGGATGACACAAATAACACTCCAGATGTAATTGATAGAAATCAATTAGTAGGTCAAATTTACTTACAACCAACTCGTACAGCTGAATTTATCTTATTAGATTTCAACATCTTACCAACTGGTGTAGAATTTGGAAGTTAATAAAATTATAATTTAAATAATGGAAAATAAAAAAATAAAAGAATTCAAGGACGACGCAGCAGCCGATACTTCGGTTGCTGGCGTTGGCCCTTCTTTAACAAAAATAGCATCAGCAGTAACTAATGTAAAAGATTACTCTAGAGTGATTGAAGCATTAATGATGTGGCTAAAAAATAAAAAAGGTTCTCAGTTATCTGGTCTTGATAGTAACCCAAACTATAAAATGGTATTGAGTTACTTAAATAAAATGCAATCAGACGCTGAAACTGAAAAGAAACCAGTTGAAAATCCAGTTGCGCAAAAATAATAACTATTAATATTTATATAAAATAACAATACAATGGCAGTATTAGATCCTACCGAAATTATGTTCACCGCTTTTGAACCAAAAGTTCAGAATCGCTTTTTAATGTATATTGACGGTATCCCTTCATATTTAATTAGAAAAGCTTCAACTCCGTCTTTCAACGCTGGTGAAATCGTATTAGATCATATCAACGTTTACCGTAAAGTTAAGGGTAAAGTTCGTTGGAATGATATGACTTTAGAACTTTATGATCCTGTAACTCCAAGTGGCGCTCAAGCTGTAATGGAATGGGCTCGTTTGGCTCACGAATCAGTAACTGGACGTGATGGCTATAGTGATTTCTATAAAAAAGATTTACGTTTAGACATTTTAGGTCCTGTTGGTGATGTAGTTGGTGAGTGGATAGTTAAAGGTTCTTTTGTTAAAGAAGCTAACTTTGGTGAATACGATTGGGCTAACGAAGCATATGTTTCAATCAGCTTAACAATAGCAATGGATTATTGTATCCTGAACTACTAATCGTTCATCCATATATTTAATAAGAAAGTCATCCGAGAGGATGACTTCTTTTATCTTTGTATATTTATATATATAAAAACAATATAAACGTTATGGAACAAAAGTTTAAGTATCCTACTGAACAAATCGATTTACCTTCTAAAGGTTTAATTTACCCTCCTGAATCACCATTATCAAAAGGTGTTATTGAAATGAAGTACATGACTGCAAAAGAAGAAGATATTCTATCTAATGCTAACTTTATTCGTCAAGGAACAGTTATTGATAAGTTATTACAATCAATGATTGTGACAACAGGTATAGACTATAATATGTTATTAAATGGTGATAAAAACGCTATTTTGATAGCAGCACGTATTTTAGGATATGGTAAAGATTATGATTTTACCTTTGTTGATCCTAATACAGGTAGAGCTGAAAAAGCTACTGTTGATTTAACAACATTAGATACTAAGAAAATCGATGAAAGTCTATTCACACCAGGTAAAAATGAATTTAATTTTGAATTACCATTCTCTAAAACTATGGTTACATTCAAGTTATTAACACATGGTGATGAGCAAAAAATAGATAAAGAAATTAAAGGTTTAGAAAAAATCAATGCTCAAGGTTCATATGATGTTACAACTCGTTTGAAACACACTATTGTAGCAGTTAATGGTGATAGAGAAACAGCAGCGGTTAGAGAATTTGCTGAAAATATGTTAGCTAGAGACGTAAAAGCTTTACGCGAACAGATTAACAAAGTAATGCCAGATGTTGACATGAAAGTTAACGCGGTTAAATCTAACGGCGATGTAGTGGAGGGCATCGATTTACCAATTGGGGTTAGCTTTTTTTGGCCTGACTCCGGAGTATAAGAAAATAATACTAGACGAAGTATTTTTACTTTGTTATCATAGTCAAGGTGGATTCACTCATGATCAAGTATATAATATGCCTATAAGATATAGACAATATTACTTACAAAAACTATCAGAACTTATTGAAAAACAACAAGAAGAAATAGATAAAAGATTCAATGTGAGTGGCGGCGCAGAAATGGCGCAACCAAATAAAACCACTAAAGAACGTCCACCAATACCAGATTTCGCATTTAACGCAAGAGCGCCTAAAAAATAGGCGCTTTTGATATTTATACGTGATATAAACTGCAAGTATACAAATGGCTACCCCAGAAGAAGTACAATTACAAGATAAATTAAATGATGAGTTAAAGATAACTAATAATACTCTTAACTCAATTGCTAATAATTTAGCTGAGCAGTTTAAATTACAGCAGAAGATTGGTAAGGAAGTTGAACAAACTGCTAATGATTACTATAAAGATCTAGCCAAAACACTTAAAGCATCTGCTAAAGATGTTTTCACAATTGCAGAAAATCAAGAGTCATTAAATCGTGGTGCTTTAAGATCAAATACTATTCAAACTCAGATCGCTAAAGCATTAAAAGAGCAAAATAAAGCTGCTGCTACATTTGAATTATTAGAGCAAGAAATTGGTACTTTAACTAAAGAAGAAGCTCAATGGAGAAATGATGCTCTAGAAGCATCTAAACAACAAGTAGCTACATTAACTGCTCAGTTAACTAGAGCTAAACAAATTGAAAAAACAGCTGGTTTAACAGGTAAGATATTTGAAGGTATATCTCAAATTCCATTATTAGGAAAATTAGTTGACACTGAAAAAATACTAGAAAATGTTTATGAAACAGCTGCTAACACAGGTAATAAATGGGCAGCATTTGGCTCAGGTTTAACTACTACATTTAGTCAGATTGGTAAAAAATTAACTGATCCTGTAGTTTTATTTACAGCCCAAATAGGTTTAATTAAGAAATTTTTTGATTTATATGGTGGTGTTAATAAAAGAATAGTTGAGCAAGGTAAACAATTAAATATAAGTAAAGAGCAATCTCAAGCTTTATATGAGAGTGCTTATCAATATGCTGCTGAACAAAGAAATGCTTTTGTTACTGAAGCTAGAATACTAGAAGGTAGATATAAATTAAATGAAGCATTAGGTACATCAATTGCATTCACTAATAAAGAAGCAATCACAGCTGAAAAATTATCTCATTACTACGGTATAAGTGAAGAACAAAATGCTCATTTAGCTGTACTAGCCAGAGAAATAGGACAAACAAATGATGATATTTTAAATACAGTTATTAAAACAACTGTAAATCAAAAATCACAATTTGGTGGTACATTAAGTCAACAAAAAATATTGCAAAAAGTAAGTTCAGTTAGTGGTGAAATATTAACTAAATTTAAAGGTAATGTTGGTGAACTAACTAAAGCTGTAATGCAAGCTGATAGATTAGGATTAACATTAGAACAAGTAGATAAAATTGGTGAGTCATTACTTAATTTTGAACAATCAATTGAAGCTGAACTTAAAGCTGAATTATTAACTGGTAAAGCTATTAACCTAGAAAAAGCCAGATCAGCTGCTTTAAGTGGTGATACAGCTAAATTAACCACGGCTATAGCTGAGGAAGTAGGCAACATTCATAAGTTTGAAAGAATGAATGTTCTTCAAAGACAAGCATACGCTGAAGCATTTGGAATGTCAGCCTCAGAAATGGGTGATATGCTTCGTAAACGTGAGTTTGAAAATAAATTAGGAGCAGATGCTTCAAAAACAGCAACTGAACAACTTAAATTAGCTAAAGAAAGAGGTATAACAATTGAAGAAAGTGTTAAGAAAGATCTTGAAGCAAAATCATTAGCTGAATTACAAAAATATACATTTGAAAAAATATCATCTATTTTATCAAAAATAGCTTCTGGTCCAATGGCTACTATATACAAGTATATAGAAAAAGGTTTAAAAGGAGTTGAAGGTATACTTGGTGCTTTTAGCAAAATGACAGGTGGAGGATTAGGTAATGCTTTAGGAGCTGCTATTTTAGGAGCTCCATTATTGATAGGTGCTACTAGATTAATGGCTGGTGGTTTAAAAGGATTACTATTCCAACGTGGTACTGATGCTAATCCAATGGTGACTAGACCTATGTTAGCTGGAGGAATGGGAGGAGGTGCGTTTGGAGGAGGCGGAATGATGAATTGGAATCAATTCCAAACATCTGTAGCTGGAAAAGGAATGACTCCTGCTCAGCGTGCTGCTGCTTTTAAACAATACAAAGCAGGAACTGGTGGTGGTGGATTTGGTGGTGGTTTAGGATTAAGTTTAGCTGGTATGGGTGTTGGATTAGCTACTTCAGCTATTGCTTCAAATATGGATACAGGAGCTGGCAAAACAGCTGTAAGCACAGTAGGAGGAGCTGCTTCTGGTGCTTTAACTGGAGCTGCTATGGGCTCTGTCATACCAGGTCTTGGAACAGCTGCTGGGGCTATTATTGGTGGATTACTTGGAGGTGTTAGTAGTTTAGTAACTGAAATGCAAGCCACTAGAGAAAAAGAAGAAGCTAATAAAGCTGCTAGAGATGAAGCTCAAAAACGAACACAAGAAGCATTAGAACAAATGGCTATTAGACCTATTGAATTAAATGTTACTAATGAAACCATTGGTAAATGGAATACATATTCTAGCCAAAACGGTGCTAATAACTCATTTGCTTAACATATTTATATAAAACAATAACATCATGGCATTATTTGATAAATTAAAAACAGGCTTATTAGGTTTAAAAGGGCAACCAGGACCTAATTTTGAAAATGAAGGGCAACGTACTTCATCAAATATTCAAGCCTTATCTAAAAATAATAAAATAGTTTCTTCTCAAGATATGACTCTTGGAAGAACATATGGTCAAGCTCCAAATAGAGTTAAAGTGGCACCTTCTGGTTTAGATTTAGGTGGTATTACCCCTAAAGAATATACTAGAATTTCAGGTACAACTAACTCTGGTCCTACTTTTAATTCAGCTACAGGTACTGGATTTGTACTTGAAAAAAGATTACCTCTTAGTGGGTTAGGTTTACAAGGTAAAACCCAACCATCTTTTGAAAGTGTAAGTCAAATGTCTACTTCAGATATTCAAGCAAGAGCCCAAAATAATAAAATAATATCATCTCAAGATTTATTAACTGGTAGAAAATATGGTAAAGGAAGATTTACAGTATTTGTACCTGCGTCTCAATTAGACGGAAACGGATTACCAATAGGTAATGTCTATAAAAATAAAGGACCTAAAGAAGGAAGATACTAATGCCCTTTTCAAACTTAAATAGTGCATGGTCTAATTTAGCCCCATACTATAACTCTGTTAATAGTAATGGATCTTTTTCTAGTCCTAATAATGTTACTTATACTCAAAAACCAGAACAACCAAGACTTAAGTTCACTTCATTTGATGATGGTCTTGTAAGAGGAGGTGTTGTAAATGCTGGGTTAGCATCACTTAGAGACACAGCTCGTGTAGGTAATTTTTTAAAATCACCTAAAGGTCTTGTATGGATAGCTAAGCAAGTTGGATTACAAAAATCAAACCCAAGATTAGAACAACCAGAAGATTTTAGAGCTCTAAGTAACAACAACACTCAGTTATATAATTTAGGTATAAACACTTTAGCTCAAGTACCTCTAAACGCATTTGGAGGTCATATTATTCGTCATGGTATTCTTCCAGTTGGTGGTGTTGGATTTTTAGAAGGTGATAGTTTAACTAATATTAAAGGTTATAATTATGAAAACATAACTATAGACAATAATAACAATAATAAAAATAGATTAGTTGGTTACCTTGATAAAATAAAAAGTATAGATGCTAGTGATACAAATGTTATTGGATTAAACTCATATAATGGTGGTGCTTCTTCAGTTTATGGTATTGGTAAAACATTTATTACTACCACTACACTACATACTAATAAACCAACTTTATCTACTTTATCATATAACGGTATATTAAATTATTTTGATGATTATAAAACTAAAACTAGTTCTGGTTACATACCTGATCAACAAAATCTAATATCAGGATTAAGAAATGAAGCTATTATTAATAGAGGTCTTTCTAATTTTATTAGTAGTAATATTTCTAATGAAATAGATCCATCTACAGGAGAAACAGTTGACACAAGTGATGTAGATAGAAATACAATTGATCGCTTAAATAGAAAAGCATCAGAAATAGAACTTGAAGCAGATGCTAGACAAAAAGCAATTGATGAGTTAAATAATAATATAGCAGATAATGATTTTGATATTTTTAATCATTCATCATACAGAAATAAAAATATTCAATCAAGAATAGGTACTTCAACTAGTAAGTATGGTCCTAACAATATTAAATTCAAGTCTAAAGTTGATTCTATAAATGTCATTAATGTAACTAATAGTTCTACATTTTATGATAATTCATTAAAACCAAATAATGATCCAAATCTACCAAAAGAATTATTAAATAAAGGCGATAAAGAAGTAGATGGATATTTTGGTCGTGATATTATTAAATTTAGAATAGAATTTTTAAATAATGATACTCCTATAGCAAATAATACTATTAATACAGATGTTTTAGCATTTAGAGCATATTTAAATGAATTTAGTGATGGAATGAATGCTAGATGGAACTCATATCGTTACATGGGTAGAGGTGAAGATTTTTATGTATATGATGGATTCACAAGAGATATATCTGTTGGATTCACACTATATGCTCATTCACCTGAAGAAATGAAACCTATTTATAGTAAATTAAACTATTTAATGTCTTCATTCGCTCCTGACTATACTGCATCTAATAAAATGAGAGGAAATATAGGTTACTTAACAGTTGGTGACTACATTTATAGACAACCAGGTATATTCACTGATATTAAATTATCAGGAATGTTAGAATCAAATTGGGAAATATCATTAGATAAAAATAATCCTATTGATAAAACACAATATGAAGTACCTAAACATATTACTGTTAATTTATCATTTAAACCAATTCATACATTCTTACCTAGAAAAGTACAAAAGGATAAATTTGCAAATGCACCATTTGTTACACTTGATAAAAAAGCATATCCTACTCAAGCTGGAGAAAAATATGATCCAGATACAAAAAAGTTATTAACTCCAGCATCTAACAAGTACTTAGATTAAAATTCTTAATAAAGGTCATATTTATTATCATGGATCGCTATGATAATATTCCAATAATTCAAACTAAACCAACGGTTCAATACCCAAAGGTTATTAGATACCGTTCATCCACACGTTACCCAGATATACCATTATCTGATGCTGATGTATTTTTAAGTACAATACGTGGAGATAGATTAGATAATTTAGCATTTCAATTCTATAGTGATTCATCATTATGGTGGATTATACAAATAGCTAACCCAGATCTACCAAATGATTCTTTATATCCAACACTTGGTTTTCAACTTAGAATACCAGGTAATATAACTCAGATATTAAGTGATTTTGAACAATTAAATAGTTAAAAAGTGTTATGTCTATATTTAAAAGTACTCTCAAACCTAAAATAGCAGCTCAATTAAAAGCTCGTGAAAAATTAATATCATCAGAAGTTAGAGGATCTGACTTTTTAAGATATACTACTGGTAAAAATTCATGGGTTAGAATGGCATCATTTGTTAATTATAACTCTAAAGTTTATGATGCTAAAACAGGAAAATTAGTTAATGATGGAAAATATACAGGTGATCAATTAGCTAAAAAATATATTTTAGAAGGAGGTACATTATATAGTGGATCAAGTGGATTTTCTTTACGATCAGGAGTAGGTAATTCTGATAGTATCTATGGTAGTAATATAGATTTTAATAACGCTAGTGAAAAATTTGATGTTAAGCAAGGACTAGGTGTAAGTAGATCATTTGGTTTAAGACCAATGCCTGGTATCACAGGAGTAACTATCACTAATAAAAGCGCTTATGGTTCTTTAAGAGAAGCCACTATACAATTTATGGCTTGGGATAAACACCAACTTGAAGAATTGGAAATTTTATTTATGAGAACAGGATATACTGTTCTTTTAGAATGGGGTTGGTCTCAATATATTGATCATGATGTTCCAACTAATTTAAATGACTATCCTAACATTAAGGAAGTAACAACATTTAAAATTCCAACAATAGATGTATTTGATGCTAGGTTCAATGATGATAAAATACACACTAAAATTGATAGTGATATTGACAAAACTAATGGTAATTATGATGCTTTATTAGGATATGTTAAAAACTTTTCTTGGCAATTAATGCCTAATGGAGGTTTTCAATGTAGTACTACATTAATATCAAGAGGAGAAATAATTGAAACTTTAAAAGCTAGTGGTAACCCAAATATTATTTTAGGATCTAGCTACACTCCACCATCATTATCATCCTCAGTTCCTCCAAAACCAGTACTTAGCAATTTTGAAAAAATATTTTTAAATATTATTGGAAAAATTAATGAAAGTGAATGGGTAAAATCTTATTCATTTGGTGGTGGAAATATACAAGGAGAATTATATATATCTGGTTCAACAACTGATGACCAAAAAATATTACGTGACCAAGCGGATGCTATATATGCAGACATTAAAACCAGATTAACCAAAAATGTATCCGCTTATATTAAAGGTCCATGGGATAATTACATAGTAGATACTACTGGAGGTACTGGTATAGATTTAGATACACAAGTTATTATAAAATTAAGTGATGGTAAAACTCAAGGTACTGGTATAGAATACATTAGTATGAATGCTTTTATAGCTATCATTAATGAATTTTTTATATATAAAAATAAAAAAAACAATAAACCAGCTGTATCTATAGCAATACCATATAACACTCCATGTTTAGCTAGTATTGATTCTGTGAGTATTGATCCTACAACATGTTTAATTCAAAATTCTCAAGCTACATTCATAACAGACAAAACAACTGGGTTTTCTCCAGTTGTGTACTCACAATTAGATACCACTAGTTTAACATTAGGAGCTACAGCTACTCCTGCTTCAATAAGTAAATTTGAATTTTTAGCCCCAGGTACAACAAGTGTTGGTTTAGTAGGAAATATATTTGTATCAATGAGTAAAATTATTCAGTTATATAGAAGTTTATATGGAGGACCAGATGGAGTTGATATTATTCAATTATTACAAGAAGTTTTAGACGCTGTTTCTTTAGCTTTAGGTGGTATAAATGACTTTAAATTATATACTGATAGAAATTTTGTCCAAATTATTGATGCTAAATACCTTGAAAATTCAAGTAAAAATAGTAAATTTAAATTTGATTTAATTGGTTTAAAAAGTATTTGTAGAGATGTTAAAATAAACTCTCGTATATTTGCTGAGCAATCAACTATGATAGCTATTGGTGCTGGTACCGCTGGCTCTGATACTGGAAACTTAGGTGATATATATTCATCTACTCAAACATACTTTAATAGAGGATTGACTGATAGAATTATGTCTCCTACATTTGACGATCCTACAGCACCAGCTACCCTCACTTTAGGAACTACAATTATTAGCGGAAGTGATGTTTATTATTATAATATATTTAAAAACTTAGAATCTTTATCTAGTTATTTAAATGTAAATGTATTAGGAAAACCAACAGGAGGAAGTGGATGGATGGTAACATCAGTACCTCAAGAAAATGAAGTAATAAATGCTGGTAGTTTATTAAAAACAATGCATTATCAATTAAATGGAAGTGATGTTGATTTTAAAGCTTTAATTCCTTTTGAATTAGAAATTACTCTTGATGGTATAGGTGGTTTAGTTATAGGACAAATTTTCACTATTGATAAATCAATATTGCCTAGAGATTATTATAACAAAAATTTAGGATTTATTATAACAGGTATTAATCATAATTTACAAAATAATGATTGGACTACAACTGTAAGAACTCAAATTTGTTTATTAGATAATGATAAGATAACAGACAAATATATTGTTGATAAAACAAGACTAAAATCAATAATATCAGCTGCTAGGGTTGACCAAGCAAAAAATGGATATCTATTATGTGCTATAGCTGACTATATGGTTAATCAATATACTTATATTATTTCTAAATATAATTCTGGAAGAACAGGAAATAAAAAACCAGAGTTTGATTTTGATTTATATAAACAATTTAGTTTAGGTATAAATAATTTTTTAAATTCTGGAGCAAGTGCTACTGAAAAAGGTAATTATATTAGACAAATATTAGATTTTCTTTATGATACAGCATCTATAGAATATTATTTAAGAAACTGGCATGCTGTAGCACTTTCTAGATATGGAGGAACTGCTCCAAACTTTCCTGCTGATTATAATACTTTTATAACACCTTCTGGAGGTGGTAGTTCTTCATCCTTATATCAAACTGTTAGTAGATTATTATTAGGACAAGATTCTAATGGAAATATAGATGCTGTTAACAGAGGAGATAATGATATCACTAGACTTAAAGATGCTTATAGTAAAACATATTTTGGACAAGTTGAAAGTTTTATAAACATAAAAACATTTACAGCATCTACAACTATAGGAAGTTCATCTAATCAAATATCAAAAATAGATCATATTGATAATAGTAAAATAAATACTGCTATTTTGCATGTCAATACATCAATGGATGATTATCAAATAGCAAATGATGGTACAGACTTATCAACATACTATTTATTTCCAGCTAATTCTTTTGATCAATTATTTTTAACATTTTATAATCTTTTACAAGCAAACGCATCTAATAATTATATACCTGGATTAAGTATTTATGGGGGACCACTATTAAGTGGTGGTGTTGGTACTAGCACAGCTAATTTCAGAGTTATTAGATTTGAAAAACCACAATAATGTTCATACCAGAATCATATATTATAGAGAGAGGATACGATCAAGGTGGAAACTTTGTTACCGCCGCATCTAATGAATCTTATTCTGGTTTTTATCATAAAGATAAAAATAATAATTATTGGACAGGAGAAAATCATACTTCCACATCAATACTTCTAACCCGTGTGACATCTGACACACCTATGAGTAGTGACTTTTTATTGAAAAATAATGTCATATCAGGAGGTTTTACTCAAAGGTTTGGTGATTTATTAAATACTCCTTTAATTACAGGAGAATATATTCCACCAACAGAATCTAATTACGCTTTAAAATATTTTACTAGATACTTTGCTCAATTAAAAGCATCAGTATCTCCTTATATAGTTGAGATAAGTAGAGCAACATATGATGGAATAATCAATAATAGTGTTGCTATTATTTCTTACAATGTAGTTGAGATTATATGGAAACTAGTAGGACCATTAAATGACATATATGATAACAACGTTAGAATTGAATCTGGAGTTAAAGATACTAATTTAAGATCAATCCAAAACGCTGAAAGAACAATACCAGGTTTATCTATTTATTTAAATGATCCTCTACAATATACTCGTGTAATATCAAATTTAGTATCTATTGGACCAAAAATAGTGGATTTTGGATCTATTCGTGAAGAAATAGATATGAGCATAGCTGAAATGCCTTCACCAAGTGTAACACCTACAATAAGTATTACTCCATCTATTACACCTACTATTAGTATAACTCCTACTATTAGTTTAACACCATCATTTAGTGTTAGTAAAACACCAAGTGCTACTCCTAGTATTTCTATCAGTAACACACCTTCAATAACTGCTACTCCTAGTATTTCTATTAGTGCTACTCCATCTATTAGTATAAGTAACACACCTAGTATTACTCCATCTATTAGTATATCTACTACTCCAAGTATAACGCCTAGTATTTCTATTAGTGTTACTCCAAGTATTACAGCTACACCAAGTGAAACACCAAGTATAAGTGTTACACCAACTGTAACTTCTACTCCAACAATGAGTAATACACCTAGTATTACCCCAAGTATTTCTATTAGTAATACACCTAGTATTACTCCAACAAACTCTACAACACCATCTATAAGTGTAAGTAGAACACCATCATTAACACCTACCACTACAGCTACTCCAAGTATTAGTATAAGTAATACTCCAAGTATTACTCCAACAAATTCAACAACACCATCTATTAGTATATCTAACACACCTAGTATTACTGCTACACCTAGTGAAACACCAACACCAAGTGTAACTTCTACAGTCACACCTAGTATAACACCAAGTAACACTGTTACTCCAAGTATTACTCCTTCTATAACTCCAAGTAATACAGTTACTCCAAGTATCACACCTAGTGAAACACCAAGTTTAACACCTTCAATAACACCAACAAATACTGTTACTCCATCAATAACAGCTACAACAACTCCAAGTATTACACCTAGTGGAACACCTTCAATTACTGTATCTGCAACACCATCAGTAACAGTAACACCTTCTACTTCTAATCCATTAGATGGAGAATACTATTACATATCTGATAATTCATATAATACTTGTTATAATCCAACAATACAAATATTAGTTTATGATGCTGATCAGCCACTAGAAATAGGAGAATTTTTATATCAAGTACCAAATGGAACAGATAAATGGACTATAGCTGAAATTCAAACATTAGTAGGAAGTTCATTAGATGCATTCTATTTAACAGGTCCAGGTATAGCATCAGGAAATTATTTAATAGTTAGTGGAAGTCATGGTACAGGAGATGCTATTGTTGTAGGAAGTGGAGTATGTGTATCTATGACTCCAAGTGTAACTGCTACTCCTAGTATAACAGCAACACCTTCAATAACACCAAGTTTAACATCTACACCTAGTACAACACCAAGTATCAGTATTAGTGTTACTCCAAGTATAACTCCAAGTATTAGTTTCACTCCAACAGTAACAGTTACACCAAGTAATACTGCTACACCTTCTGCGACACCAAGTATTAGTATTAGTACTACTCCTAGTGTTACAGCAAGTACTAGCTTTAGTGCGACACCTTCTATCACACCAAGTACTTCTATCAGTAGTACTCCAAGTATTACACCATCAACAAGTATATCTAATACTCCAAGCATAACACCTAGTAACACTGTCACTCCAAGTAACACAGTTACACCAAGTATAACAGCTACTCCAAGTATCACTCCAAGTACTTCTATTAGTAGTACTCCAAGTATAACACCTAGTACTTCAATTAGTAATACTCCTAGCATTACTCCAAGTAACACAGTTACACCAAGCAATACTGTTACCCCAAGTAATACAGCTACACCTAGTGTAACACCAAGTATTTCAATTAGTAGTACTCCAAGTATAACACCTTCAACTAGTATATCTAATACTCCGAGTATAACACCAAGTATAACAGCTACACCAAGTAATACTGTTACTCCAAGTAACACTGCTACTCCAAGTATTACTCCATCAAATACAGTTACACCAAGTAACACTGTTACTCCAAGTAATACAGCTACACCAAGTGTAACACCTAGTATTAGTATTTCTAGAACACCTAGTATTACACCTACTAACACTGCTACGCCTAGTATTACTGCTACACCAAGTATAACTCCATCAATTAGTATTTCTAATACTCCTAGTATTACACCTACTAACACATCTACTCCAAGTACTACTCCATCAATTAGCATCAGTAGAACACCTAGTATTACACCTACTAACACTGCTACGCCTAGTATTACTGCAACACCAAGTAACACAGCTACACCTAGTGTTACACCAACTAATACAGCTACACCAAGTGTAACACCTAGTATTAGTATTTCTAGAACACCTAGTATTACACCAACTAATACAGCTACACCTAGTATAACAGCTACTCCAAGTAACACAGCTACACCTAGTGTTACTCCAAGTAATACTGTTACTCCAAGTATAACTCCTACTAGAACTGCTAGTGTAACTCCAAGTATAACTCCTTCAAATACACCAACACCTAGTATAACACCTACTAGAACTGCTAGTGTGACTCCGTCTATCACACCAACAAGTACCTCTACACCTAGTGTGACACCAAGTGTTACACCAAGTATTACTCCAAGTATAACACCAACTACAACACCTCCTATAGTTTGTTACACATATGAATTATCAGCTGATGATGGCACTTCAAATAGAAATGCTTATGACTTTAGCTATATAGATTGTGGAGGAACATTTAGAGAAGGCTCAGTAGTTAATGGATACCAAAGATATGTTTGTGCTAGAGAAGGTACAGTATTCTTTACTAGTCCATATATAACATTAACACAAGGTTCAACATGTAGTCAAGATCCATCCCCTACACCATCATTCACCCCAACACCAACTAGAACACCTAGTGTTACACCTAGTGTTACACCTAGTGTTACACCTGATCCTACACCATGTCCTAGCTCATCACCAGCAGCTTCAACAGTTACAATACAAATAGCAACTAATATATCATTAGATGTAGAAATATACTTATCTAGTATAACAGTGAATGGTGTTGGAGTGACAAATGTTACAGGAGTAGATCCAAACGTCCCAGGCAATGGTGCAACTGTTGATACAAATCAAATAGGAACATATGATATAGTAGTAGTATATAGTTCTACTATATCAGGACAAAATATATCTTTAGTTGATAGTGACTATAATGTATATTGTAATAACACATTAACTGGATTTAATAGCATGACATTCTCTAATGTTGTAATAAACGGATCTGTAAACCCAGTATTAACAGCTGGTGATGGAACATGTATTTAAATAATATCTAAGTTTGGTGTCCTAAAATCTCTACTATATATTTAACCTAATAATAAAGGTTATGTTTTATATAATAGAGACAAAAGAACAATTAGATTATCTAGGTAAACCAGAACATGATAAGTGTTTTGTTAATATCATCACTACAAATGATAATCGCCATCCATCTCTAACTAAACCATGTTTAGTATATTATAATGATGGAGAAAAAGGTTATATATTACCTATCGACCATAGTGAAGCATTTAAATTAGATTGGGAAACAGTTAAGGAATTTATATCTAACATTAACACAGTTTATGTTTTAGATAAAAAATTCCATTTGTATTTTCTACCAGGACATAATTTAATTGATGTAAATTTTTACAGTTACATAGATGAATCACAATTTGATACTAAAGTACACATTGATTTCAATCGTGAAAAATATTATATACAAGAATTAAGTACACTTATTCCTATCCCTAAACATTATGAGAAATGGGAAAAAATACACAGGAATATAAAAGAAAGAGGATTAATTTCTAAATGGCAAGTAGCTAGTACATTTTTAAATTATAATTTCACTAATGTATTTTATCAAATTGAAAAAAATGGTATAGGCATTGATCCACGTAAATTTAATAAACATTTTGAAGTAACTTGGAAAGATAATTCGATTTACGGGAATACAGTTTTTACTCAATACAATCTATATAATTTAACTTATCGTCCGTCAAACGCCTTTAATAGTGTTAATTTCGCCGCACTTCCTAAGGGTGTACCGCGTGAGTCATTTGAACCAAATAATTACATGTTTGTTGAATTTGATTACAGTGCTTATCATCCCCGCATCATTGGTAAAGCTATAGGGTATGATTTTGAAATTGATCCATATGATGAAGTACCTAAAGAAATAATGTTTCAAAATTTATATGGTGGTATTAGAGACGAATATGCTTGGTTTCCATTTTTCGCTAAATTAAGTGAATGGTTAGAAAGCCAATGGGAAGAATTTAACTCTACAAATAGATTAAAATTACCATGGGGAACTAATATCTATAAAACTAAAATAGAAAATCCAAATAAAAATAAAATATTAAGTTATCTAATCCAGGCATACGAAACATATTATAATACATTAACATTAGATCGTGTGTTAAAATTATTAGATGGTAAAAAAACTAAAATAGTATTATATACATACGATTCAATTCTATTAGATGTGGCTAAGGAGGACGTTAAAACATTATTACCAAAAATTAAACAAGAACTAGAAGCTGATGGTTTTCCAACTCGTATGAGTGTTGGCGAGAATTATGGCGCTTTAATAAAAAAATAACATATTTATGACCTGGAATTTAACAATAGAGGAATTGGCAAACAAGTTATTCGCAACCTTCTCAAAGAAGGAAGACATAGAGCAAACGCTTGAAACTATAACTGGACGTTATAACATCTTATATAATAAGGTTTTCATCTTAGAATCTAAAGATAGTGATGAGTTCATTTGTACTTACAACATCGATCCAGGAAATCTGAGCACAACCTCAGTTTTGCCTAATACTATCTTATTGCATCGCAAAAAAGAGTCAAATACTTTATATACAATTAATGCTTTGAATACTTTAATCAAAACATTGAATAACGGTTATGCTGATCCTAATTACAAAGTAGAATGGAATGATTATAAAAACACCATTTTACTCACTAATGGCCCTGATCTTCGTAAGTTGGAAACAACTATTTACAAGATAGTTAATCTCTAAGTTATAAATGGCCTCCTTCGTAACACACGGGGATATTTATAATAGATGACAGATGTCACTAAAATATATTTAATTACTAATATAGATAATAATCCTAATAAAGTTTATATAGGTAAGACTAAAAACAATTCCCGTGAAAAGGACCATAAATTTAAATTTGGTCCTCAAATTACCTTTGATTATATTGATGAAATACATTCATTAGATCGTAAAGATTGGACGCCATTAGAAATATATTGGATAGAACAATTTAGACAATGGGGATTTATTATAATGAATCCTAACAAAAAAGGTGGAGGCGGTCCTGAATATCATACTGATAGTACTAAACAAAAAATAAGTAAACGTCTTTTAGGTCGCAAATTCTCAGAGTCATCAAAACAAAAAATGACTAAAGCTAATTCTAGACCTAAAACAGCTAAATTTATTAACAAAATAAGAAAACCAGTTCTTCAATTCACTAAACAAGGAGAATTTGTTAAAGAATGGGAATCATCTAAACATGCCGCTGTAAAAATGTATGGTTATTATAATGATAATATAGGAAGGTGTTGTCGTGGAGAATTAAAAATAGCTAGAGGTTTTACATGGAGATGGAAATAAGTTTGGCATCTAAGAATTTTGATGCTATATTTACTATATACAATTTAAACAATAAAAGTTATAACATGGATTTAAATGCAATTAAGCAACGTATGCAATCGTTGCAAAACAAAGGCAAAGGCGGCGCCAAGAATGACGACCGTGCTAAAAATTTCTGGATACCACCAGTAGGCAAATCAGTGATTCGTATTGTTCCATCTAAGTTCAACAAATCAAATCCATTCAAAGAAGTAATGTTCCATTATGGTATTGGAAACAAAACCATGTTGTCATTAACTAACTTTGGTGAAAAAGATCCAATTGTTGAATTTGCACAACAACTACGTAAAACTAGTGACAAAGAAAATTGGTCATTAGCTAAAAAGATTGAACCTAAAATGAGAGTATTTGTTCCTGTAATTGTTAAAGGCGAAGAAGACAAAGGTGTTCGCATGTGGCAATTTGGTAAGGAAATGTATCTTGAACTATTAGGTATTGCTGAAGATGATGATATCGGAGATTACACAGACATTATGGATGGTAGAGACTTAACAGTTGATACAGTTGGACCTGAAGTTACAGGTACTAAATTCAACAAATCATCTATTCGTATCAAACCAAAAACATCACCATTATCAGAAGATAATGAGTTGATTAAAAAATGGATTTCAGAACAACCAGACGTACTTTCACTTTATAAGAAGTATGAGTTTGATGAAATGAAAACCATGTTAATGGAATGGTTAGAACCAAGTGAAGACAGTGGTGAAGAAACAACTGAAGAAGTCGCTGAAACACCAGTAGTAGAAGCACCTAAAACTAACTACACTCTTAACACTAAGAAAAAAGGGTTTGATGAAGATGAATTTGATGAATTATTCCAAAAATAACTAAACAATGGCTAAAACAGCAAAAAGCGTAAACGCTAGTGTTTCTCAAGCTATTAAAGGTACATTTGATCTTGATAAGTTTAAGAAAACTAAAAAACTAGATCAATCATCAAATTTTAAAGCGCAGAAGTGGATTCCATTCTCACCTGCAGTACAAGATGCACTTTCAATTCCTGGTATACCAATGGGTCATATCACAATTGCTAGAGGTGGATCGGATACAGGAAAAACAACTTTAATGATTGAAGCAGCAGTAGCTGCCCAAAAAATGGGAGTGTTACCTGTATTCATTATTACTGAGATGAAATGGGATTTCGCTCACGCTCAAAAAATGGGATTCAGTTGTGAAGCTGTTCCTGATGAAGCAACAGGAGAAGTATTAAACTATAGTGGTTTCTTCTTATATGTTGACAGATCAACTCTAAATTCAATTGAGGATGTAGCAGCATTTATCGCTGACATTTTAGATGAGCAAAAGAAAGGTAACTTACCTCATGACTTGTTATTCTTATGGGATTCAGTAGGTTCTATACCATGTGATATGAGTATTGAACAAGGAAAAAATAATCCAATGTGGAATGCAGGTGCTATGTCGACACAATTTGGTAATTTCATTAACCAGAAGTTTCCAATGTCACGTAAAGAAAGTTACCAATTCACTAACACGTTCTTTGTAATTAATAAAGTAGGAGTTCAACCAGCACTTACACCTATGAGTCAACCAAGAATGACTAATAAAGGTGGTAATACAATGTATTGGGATGCTTCATTAGTAATTACATTTGGTAATGTTACAAATAGTGGTACATCTAAAATACACGCTCAAAATAAAGGTAAAAAAGTAGAGTTTGCTAAACGTACCAAAATATCAATTGACAAGATTCACGCTGATTGTGGTATTGCTACAACATCAACAGTAATTGTTACACCACATGGATTTATTCCTGACACTAAAGACGATGAGAAAGCTTATAAGGCAGCTCACGCACATGAGTGGTTTGGTGAAAATGTAAAAATTGAAGAAATTCAAGTTACAGAAGACAATAGTGAATGGGAAGAAAGTAGTAAAATATCACCAATGATTGAAATTGACAATGACGATGAACAAGACGCTTAAGCAAATACTTGATGGTATACAAAACTCACAAGAGGATCCATTACATTTAAATAGTAGAATACTACTAGTAGATTCAATGAACACATTTCTAAGAAGCTTTGCCATGATCAATCATATGAATCCAGGAGGAGCCCACATTGGTGGGCTCACTGGTTTCTTAAAGTCGATCGGTTTTGCAATTAGACATATTAAACCTACTAGAGTAATTCTAGTATTTGATGGTACAGGCAGTACAACAAACAAAAAGAATTTATTTGCTGATTACAAAGGCAATAGAAAACTACAACGTATAACTAATTGGGATGGCTTTGACAACAAAGAAGAAGAAGCAGCATCGATTGAAGATCAAATATTACGTTTAGTTAATTATTTAAGATTATTACCTGTTGATTTACTTTCTATTGATAAAGTAGAAGCGGATGATGTTATAGCTTATATAACTAATAAGGCTAAGGATGAAGTATATATCATGTCAGCTGACCAAGATTTTTTACAATTAGTAAATGATAAAGTAACAGTATATTCTCCTGTTAAAAAGAAATTTTATACACCTAAATTAGTTAAAGAAGACTATAATTTATATCCTCAAAACTATATCAATCAAAAGATATTAATGGGAGATAGTTCAGATAATATACCTGGAGTAAAAGGATTAGGTCCTAAAAAACTATTCAAGTTATTCCCAGAATTAGAATCTACAGCTACTGTTACATTTGAAAGTATATTAGAGAAATCTAAAGAATTAGTTAATGAACATGGTTTATATGGAGACATTTGTAATTTCTCAAAACAACTCTTACTGAATCAACAATTAATGGATTTAACAGATGTAGATATACCTGAAAACGGTATTGAGGAGATAGAAGAGGTTTTAACTAGTAAACCTTCAAAACTAGAAAAATTAGCATTTTTAAAATTATACAACGAAGATAAGTTAGGTAATTCAATCCCTAACACAGAGATTTGGCTAACCGAAATATTTTCATATCTTCAAGCATATAAAATAAAATAAAAGTTATGGTTGCATTTAGCAAATTGAATCAATATGGTTTGAATTTTCAAACCAAGGTAATTAGCTCGCTTCTTAAAAATAAAAAATTTCTACTTAACATTAGAGATGTAGCTACACCTGATTATTTTGATAATCAAGCTCATCAATGGTTAGTAGAAACTATTATCAAGTATTTTGATAAATGGCACTCAACTCCTACATTAGATACTTTACATATTGAAGTAAAGAAAATAGATAATGATGTTTTAAAAACATCTGTAGTTGAACAGCTAAAAGAAGCATATAAAGCTTCAAATGAAGATCAAGATTATGTAGAACAAGAATTTAGTAATTTCTGTAAAAACCAACAACTAAAAAAAGCACTATTAACATCAGTTGATTTACTACAATCAGGAATGTATGATGACATTAGAGCACTTGTCGACTCAGCTTTAAAAGCAGGTATGGACAAAAACTTAGGTCATGAGTATGAAAAAGATGTTGAAGATAGATATCGTGCTGAATATAGAAATCCAATTGCTACACCTTGGTCTGTAGTAAATGAATTACTACAAGGTGGATTAGGGGGTGGTGATTTTGGATTAATATTCGGAGGCCCAGGTGGTGGTAAGAGTTGGTCATTAATTGCTTTAGGAGCAGCAGCTGTTAAAGCAGGATTTAATGTTAACCACTACACACTAGAATTAAGTGAAGCATATGTAGGTAAAAGATATGATGCTTGTTTTACCAATATATCAGTAGCCCAAATACAAGAACACAGAACAGACGTTGAAAAAGTGGTTTCTACTTTACCTGGTAGATTAGTGATTAAAGAATATCCGACGGGTAAAGCGACTATAAGCACTATTGAGTCGCATATACAAAAATGTAGAGACTTAGACCAAGCGCCAGATTTAGTTCTTATTGATTACGTGGATTTATTACGTGCTAACAGAACAAGTAAAGAACGTAAGGAAGAAATTGATGATGTTTATGTAGCTACTAAAGGTTTAGCACGTGAAATGAATGTTCCAATTTGGTCTGTAAGCCAGGTAAATAGAGCAGGTGCTAATGATAATATTATTGAAGGTGATAAAGCAGCGGGTTCTTATAATAAAATGATGATTACTGACTTTGCAATGTCATTATCACGTCGACGTCAAGATAAAGCAGGCGGTACAGGTAGATTCCATATAATGAAAAATAGATATGGTATGGATGGTATAACTTATGCAGCTGTCATAGACACATCTACGGGTCATATACAGATTGATAGTAATGAATTGGATGAAGAAACACTTGAAAGTGAAAAACCAAAGAAATTAAATGAAAATTTTGATACCTTTGATCGGGACACTTTGAAGAGAAAGTTTTTTGAACTTAATAATAATAGTAAACCTTAAACATATTTATCGTTATATGAGTAAAGTTGTACTAGTATCGTGTTCTTCAGGTAAAGAGGCAAAACCAATGCCCGCTGAAAAGTTATATAATTCTGATTTGTTTAAGAAACAAATGGAGTATGCTAAAAAATTAGCTAGTCCAAATAATATATATATCATATCTGCTAAATATCATTTAGTACCATTAAATAAAACAATACCTCCTTATAACTTAACGTTAAAGGAAATGCCAGCTAGTGAACGTGAAAAATGGTCAGAAGTTGTTTTAAAACAATTACAACAAAAAGGTTATAATCTTGACAAAGATACTTTTGTTATTTTAGCAGGAAATGCTTATCGTCAATATTTAGAACCCCACATGAAAAATGTTGAGGTACCTTTTGAAGGTCTTCGTATAGGACAACAAAAGAAAGCGTTGTTACAAAAACTTAAAGAAGCTATCATTAAGTTAACAACAAAAATAATTAAGGAAGTAAAAAAACTCTATAAAAATGGAATACTCTAAAACCAAAATTGAAGAATTGATGAATCAATATCTTCAAGATAATGATGACTTTGGTGATGAGAATGAATCAAAGTTAATTAATGAAGTTTTTACTGGTTTTAAACCATTATTATTAGAGGGTACTAGTGAAAGGATTTCAGAATCACTTCTTCAAGAACATGCTTTATCACTTAAAGGTGTGCCTAAAGATATTTTTGAAGATTTTGTTTTGTACATTCAGATGACTGAATTAGACAGTCGATTACTTTAAATTAAGGAAATAAAAATAAAGCTACTGAAAAGTGGCATGACATCGTACACTTAACTTTTAAATATATAAATCAAAATGGACGTAACACAGGGAATTCTATCTGAAATTACCACATACATGAAGTATGCCAAATTTAGACCAGAATTAAACAGAAGAGAAACATGGGAAGAATTAGTAACTAGAAACAAGGAAATGCACCAAAATAAATTTCCACAGTTAAAAAATGAAATTGAAGAAGCTTATAAACTTGTATATGATAAAAAGGTTTTACCGTCAATGCGTAGCTTACAGTTTGCGGGTAAGCCCATTGAACTTAATAATGCTCGTATATTTAATTGCAGTTTTCTGCCTATTGATGATTGGCGTTCTTTCAGCGAAATAATGTTTTTGCTGTTAAGCGGATGTGGAGTAGGTTACTCAGTACAAACTCATCATATTGAACAATTACCAGAAATTAAAGTACCAATCAAATCAAAACGTTACTTAATTGGTGACAGTATTGAAGGATGGGCTGATGCTGTTCGTATGTTATGTAAAGCATATTTTACAGGCGCTCCATTACCATTATTTGACTTTAGAGATATTAGAGCAAAAGGCGCTCAATTAATTACTGTAGGTGGTAAAGCACCTGGTCCTGAACCATTAAAAGAATGTTTATTTAACTTACAAAAAGTATTTGAACGTAAGAAAAATGGTGATAGAATATCATCAGTAGAAGCTCATGATATGGCTTGCCATATAGCAGATGCGGTATTGAGTGGTGGTATTAGAAGAGCAGCGTTAATCTCATTATTCAACTTGGATGATGAAGATATGCTAACATGCAAATTTGGAAATTGGTGGGAAGAAAATCCACAACGTGGAAGAGCAAATAACTCAGCAGTTGTGATGCGTCATAAAATTGATGAAGAAGAATTTTTTAAATTATGGAAGAAAATTGAATTAAGTAATTCAGGTGAACCAGGAATTTATTTTTCAAATGATAAAGATTGGGGAACTAATCCATGCTGTGAAATTGCTTTACGTTCTTATCAGTTCTGTAACTTATGTGAGGTGAATGTTTCAAATATTGAATCACAAGAAGATTTAAACGAAAGAGTAAGAGTAGGAGCATTTATAGGAACACTACAAGCAGCATACACTGATTTCCATTATTTAAGAGATATTTGGAGAAAAACAACTGAAAAAGACGCTTTATTAGGTGTTGGTATGACTGGTATTGGATCAGGTGTAATTTTAAATTACGATTTAAAGAAAGCGGCTGATTTAGCTAAAGAAGAAAATGCAAGAGTAGCAGAATTAATTGGTGTTAATAAAGCAGCTCGTGTAACTACAGTTAAACCATCAGGTACTAGTTCATTAGTATTAGGTACAGCATCAGGTATTCACGCTTGGCATAATGACTATTATATCAGACGTATTCGTGTAGGTAAGAATGAAGCTATTTACTCTTACTTAGCAGCTAACCACCCAGAATTAGTAGAAGATGATTTCTTCAAACCAACAATTCAAGCTGTAATTTCAGTACCACAACGTGCTCCACAAGGATCAATTTTAAGAACTGAAAACGTGATGGATATGTTAGAGCGTGTTAAGAAATTTAACATGCAATGGGTTAAGAAAGGACATCGTAGAGGTGCTAACACAAACAACGTATCTGCAACTGTATCAATTCAAGAAGGTGAATGGGAACAAGTAGGACAATGGATGTGGGATAATAAAGACACATTTAATGGTCTATCAGTATTACCTTATTTTGGAGGTACTTATACTCAAGCACCATTTGAAGATATCACTGAAGAACAATTCAATGAAATGGCTCAACATTTACATAATATTGATTTAAGTAAAATTGTTGAATTTAGTGATAATACAGCATTAATGGACCAAGCAGCTTGTGCAGGAGGTGCTTGTGAGATTGTCTAAACTAATAGAACATATTCACTACTATACGGAAGGTGAGCGAGTAATATTTACAGCTCTCTTCCATATAGAACGTGGTCAATGCTGCGGCAATGGTTGTAGACATTGTCCATATGAACCTACACATAAACGAGGAAACCAAATTGTACAAGACAAATATTTGGCGACCAAGGAAGAGATAGATATATTTAAGTCTAAATCAGGTTATGATAATACACTCAAAGGAAACAATCAATAGAGAGTTAAACAAACTACAACCACTCAAATATAACCAGTTTTTCTGGTGGCGAAAATTTAAAGAGAAATCTCCGTTGTCAAGTAAGGACGCTGTACACGCCCGAATTGATAATGGGGATTTCGATTTTTCGTCTTATTATTGGCAAGCACAATACGCCTTACTTGAGATGGAAGAAAAAACAGGCCATATTAGTGATCCATCTAAACGCCATGAATCTCAAACTATATATAGAGAACGTTATAGACGTTTAATGAAGGATTTTGAAAAGGATGAGCCACAACGTTTAGATGATTACATTAAAGCTGTGACTAGTCTTTTTGAAATAGAAAAAGAGGATTTGGAAAAGAAAATGGAAACTTTTGATGGAACCTTAAAAGAGCTTTATACATTAATAAAGACAAATTATGACTTTAGAACAATACAAAAACGTAGGGGTAGACCTAAAAAACAATAATATATGAATAAATTTCAATCAACAAAATTATTTGATGGATTCAGTTGTGTATTCCGTCAATGGAAAGCAGAAGGTACTCACTGTAGATTCCTTCATGGTTATGGTGTATCATTCAGAGTATGGTTTGAAGGAGAATTAGATGAAAGAAATTGGGTATGGGACTTTGGTGGTATGAAAAGAGCTAAAGGTACTATTGATAATATGAGCCCTAAAGAATGGATGGAGTATATGTTTGATCATACATTAATAGTAGCTGAAGATGATCCAGGTATTAGTGGATTTAAAACAATGGACAAACTAGGAATAGCTCAAGTTAGAGTATTACCAGCTGTTGGAGCAGAACAGTTTGCAAAATATATTTTTGAGAAATTAAACACATTTGTTCAAGAAGAAACTAGTGGTAGAGTTAAAGTTGTGAGAGTAGAATTTATGGAAAATAGTAAAAACACAGCTATATATGAGTAAGAGTAAAAAAGAAGAATGGGAAGAAGGTATGCTTGAAAATAATAGCTATTATGATATAGATATTATTAATAAAGCTAATAGGCCTATATTTGACAAAATAGCAGAATGGGAAAAAAGATATGCTAATGCCTCTAGTAACATGGGTAAATGGTATTGCCAACTTCAGATTGATAAATGGAAAAAAAAGTTACATAAATATAAATAATATGAAAGTAAGTCATGAGTTGCCTCTTGGTTTAATGCATCACGCGTATGAATGGAATGATTATGATTATTGTCTTCCTCATTTAATTGATCAGTATGATCAATATAGATTATTCTTTCAAAAATCACGTTTAGATAAACGTTTTATTATAATGGATAATGGGTTGTTTGAGGGAGTAACTCATACAACAGAAGATCTATTAGAAAAAATTAATTTAATTCGTCCTAATATTTTTATTGTTCCTGATGCTTGGAATGATTCAAAAATAACACTTCGTAATGCTAAAAGCTGGATGATTAATTACAAACAGCATCTCCCAGAAGAAGTAAATTTAATGGCTGTTTGTCAAGGACAAGACATAGGTGAGTTGATCACTACATATCAAATATTAGTTGATTTAGGATATACTCATATAGCATTTAATCATTCAAGTTGTGCTTATCAAGAGATGTATTCAACATTCGCAGGTACAGAACCATTAAAAGCATCAATGTATGGCAGAATGGAGTTTATTAGAAAATTAGTTGAACGTAATATTATTAGACCTACTTATTATCATCATTTATTAGGTTGTTCATTACCACAAGAATTTATGGCTTATAATGATTGGAAATTTATTAAATCAGTAGATACATCAAATCCAATTTTAGTAGGAGCTGAAGGTGAAAGATATAATGATAATGGCATTAGTTGGAAACCTGAACATAAACTAGAGCATTATTTTGAAATGGATTTATCTGACCGCTTAGATGACATTATCTTCAATGTAAATAAATTTAAAAGTTATGTCAAATAATATGCTTTCACTTTATGATTACTTAGGAAGAGCAGCAGGTAAAGAACTTGGTAAACATGTAGCAGCATATGCTCATAACCAAAAAACTAAAATCGAGACTAGACAAGTATCAAATCCTGTATATTCAGGACCTGTAAATTTATATACTGAAAACTTTTTATTATCATTTTTTAACAATCCTGACTATAGAACTGTTATTAAAGAAGATAGTGAATGGTATGAAAGTAAAAAGAAAAAATCGCTTGAACGGAAGGTAAGCGAAACACAAGATAATACTCTTCCATTTTAATTTAAAACAAATGAAAAAACAAGCAGTATTAAGTCTATCTGGTGGAATGGATTCTAGTACATTACTAATCCACTTATTATCTAATGATTATCAAGTAACAGCTTTATCTTTTGATTATGGTCAAAAACATAGAATTGAACTTGAACGAGCACAATCATTAGTTGAATATTTAAACTCTAAAGGACAAAGTGTAAAACATCAAATTATTAAATTAGATGGATTGCAACAATTACTTAACTCAGCTTTAGTTGAAGGTGGTAAAGATGTTCCTGAGGGACATTATGAGCAGGACAATATGAAAGAAACTGTTGTTCCTAATCGTAATAAGATTTTTTCTTCACTAATTCAAGCTGTTGCTTTATCTGAGGCAACTAAAGGTGAAAAACAACAATGTGCTATTGCGATGGGTATTCACGCTGGTGACCACGCTATTTATCCTGATTGTAGACAAGAATTTAGAGATGTAGATTTTGAAGCATTTAAAGTAGGTAACTGGGATAGTGAATTAGTATACCATTATACACCTTATTTGAATGATGATAAGTTTGGTATATTAAAAGATGGATTAGCAGCATGTAACACATTAGGCTTAGAATTTGATGAAGTATATAAACGTACAAATACATCATATAAACCAATTAAACTATCAGACACTGTATGGTTATCAGATTACAAATCAGCAGCATCAGTAGAACGTGTAGAAGCGTTTATTAAACTAGGCCGTCCTGATCCTGTAATGTATGGTGAAACACTTGAAAACGGTATTCGTATAGTTAAGTGGGAAGAAGTAAAATCAGAAGTAGAAAAAGTACTTAATGATCATAAAAAAGCTAATATATGATTCATGTCATTGAACATGCCTTAGGATTATGTGCTGACTCAAAAACACATTTAAATTTAATGGGGTTCCTTTTGGAACCCCTAAATTTTGATATTATTTTTAATTATATAAAAACATGGAGGAAACTATGAAATGTTTAAAAGACACAAAAACAGGCACTATTACAAGAGTTAGTGACCTAGAAGCTTTTCAAAAAGCAGGTAACAGATTTCAGTATGCATCTAAATCTGAGTATAAAGCCCAATTCAAAAAAGTAGAAACACCTAAAACAGAAAATAATGAGCAAAATAGATCCAAATAAACTACTTATTAGTAGTGATTTTTATAGCATACAAGGTGAAGGGATTTCATCTGGTATTCCATCATATTTTGTTCGTTTAGGTATTTGTAACCTAACTTGCGGTATGAGCAGAGCGTTCACTAACCAACTAATGAAAGATCAAAATCTAGAAGATGGAGAAATATTTGTTGGTGATTTACATGCTGAAGGTAAAGCAACTTGGACTTGTGATTCTACATCTCAGTGGTTATGGAGAGGTGAAGATAAAGAATTTGATTATCTAATTAATCGTTGGAAAGATGAAGGTGTATATGATGATATTTTAAATGGTACAGTTCATGTTATTTGGACAGGTGGAGAACCAACAATTAAAGGACATCAAGAAGCAATTGTTAATTTTACTAATTATTGGTTATCTAGACATCTTGATAATGCTGTTAGTCCATTCTATGAAATAGAAACTAATGGTACTATTAAAATTGAAGACAAGCTATTTACTATGCTTGATCAAATCAATTGTTCACCTAAATTAGCTAATTCAGGTATGACTGAGAAACAGCGTATTGTACCTGACGCTATTAAACGTATAATGGAACATAAGAATTATCAATTTAAATTTGTTATATCTAATGAAGAAGACGTTAAAGAATTATTTCGTGACTTTGTTATACCATTTAGCATACCTCTTGCCAACGTGGTTTGTATGCCAGGATTAGATGATGTTAAAGATTTTGAAGAGCGTACTCAATTCTGTCTAGAAATGGCTAAGAAATATAGATTTAGAGGTTTAACTAGATTGCATATTGCAGCTTGGAATAAAACATTAAACGTATAATATGGAAACATTAATTATATGGGGTTATGTTGTTATAGCTATACTATCAGTATTTGGAGCTATAAACATGATTAGACAAATAAATAAATTGAAATGAATATAACATTAACTCCAGAACACCTATTAATAGGAGCTTTATTTATTTTGATGGGTTTACAAATACGTCAACACATTCAATTAGAAAAAGCTAAAAGAGAAATAGATAAATTATGGGATCAAATCTCAACATTTAATACTATGGTAGCTATAAAACTTTTGGAAAATCAAAAAGAAATAGCTAAATTAAACGAAAATAAAAAAGATTAATTATGGATTTATTAAAAAAATCAAATGGTAATTTAGCTCGTACACCAGAAGAAGTAGAGCAAATGATTGAGAATGCATCTGAGGCGTATGCTCAGTTTCTTACAGCAGTAGGATTTGATTATAAAGCAGATAGACAAACAGAAGATACACCTCGTCGTGTAGCTAAAGCATGGTTGAAAGATTTAATTGTAGGTAGTATTACTGATGAACCAAACATCACTGTATTCCCTAATGATGATGGTTATAATGGATTAGTAATCCAATCAGGTATTCCTATCGTTAGTATGTGTGCTCATCACAACTTAGCATTTACTGGATTTGCTACATTAGCTTATGTACCAGGTGAAAATGTAATTGGGTTAAGTAAATTAAATAGAATTGTTGAATGGTTTTCTCGTAGGCCACAAATGCAAGAATCATTAACACAACAAATTCATGATTACTTATCTACTAAAATGGATTGTCCATCTGTAGCAGTTAGTATTGCTTGTAAACATACTTGTTGTTCACATAGAGGTATCAAACATCCATCTACAATGACTACAAATAAATTTAGTGGTGTGTTTATGGAGAAAGATAATTTAATTAGAGAAGAGTTCTTACACGCTATTGAAGTGAATGGAACAAAAATGAAATAATATGCCAAAGTATAGAAAAAAACCAGTAGTAATTGAAGCAGTACAATATGATGGAAACTTCAGATGTTTAGATATCTTCTCACTTAGTGATATAGAAAAATTTAAAATTGGAAAAGAAGAAGATGGTTCTCCATATTTGTTAATTCCAACTTTAGAAGGTGATATGAAATGTTCTAAAGGAGATTATATAATTCGTGGGGTGAAAGGTGAGTATTATCCTTGCAAACCAGATATATTTGAAGCAACTTATGACACAATAGAAATACCTACTGTACAAAACTATTTATTATAATATGCAAGTAAAAGAATCAAAAACAAACTGGCATTTTAGACTTAGTCTAATTAAATCAGTAGGAAGAATACTAGCAGGAATAGCTCTAATGTATGTTGATCATTGGTATATTAACGCTGCTGGTGGTCTATTAATTGGAGCTGAATTACTTGGAATCGCTGAAGAATTTTAATAAATTTATAATATGTTAAACGCAAAACAAATTGTAGACGAAGGTCTATTACTATTAGAAAATACACAAGGTAAACCAGCACAAGTTGGTTATGATATTACTCTTAAAGCAGTACAGAAAGTAGGATTTCCAAACACTACTTCTAATAATGCTGATTACAAAATTGGTAAAGTATTAAAAGACAAAACTGAATTAACTACATACACCCCATTTGAATCTATTAATTTAGATGGAGTTGAAGGATGGTTATTACATGAAGGTGTTTATGATATTACTTTTAATGAAGGTTGTAAAATACCTGATAATCGTGTAGCATTTATCAAACAACGTTCATCATTGTATCGTAATGGCGCAATTATTAATAGCCCCGTATTTGATCCAGGCTTTGAAACAGAAAATATGGGTACATTACTTTATGTACATGAAACAATATTCATTGAAAAAGATGCTAGAGTAGCACAAATCTACTTCCACGAATGTAATGGTGCTGAATTATATAATGGACAATGGCAAGGAGACAAACAACGTAATTCCTTATAGTTTGTATATATTTATATAATGAAAACATTATATCATGGAAGGATTTGATCCAAAACAAAAATCACAAGGCATTGGTGACACAATAGCTAAAGTAACTAATTTTTTTGGTATTGATAAAGTAGCAGATGCTGTCGCTAAATTAGCTGGAGCTGAAGGATGTGGATGTGATGAACGTAGACAGATGCTTAATGAATTATTTCCTTATGATTCTAAAGTACGTAAATTTAAAATTTTAAAACCACTTAACTATGGTGGAGTTCAATATTTTGAAGGACAAATAGTTAATGTAGATAATAAACATCCTTTATATAGTGGTGTTATTGTATTAGCTAAAGATGGTTTGTTAGAAGAAGTTATATGAAATTAGATAAATACTTTAAACTTAAAAATGATTTAGAAACGTTTAGCTTTGAGAGAAATTTTAACTCACTAAGCAATACATTATATTATTTTTCGTTTTTAGGTAACATATTTTTGATTTTATTTAGTTATTTCTTTATTAAGAATGTAACAAATAGTATCCCTCATTTATTTCCAGGACAAGATTTATTCTTTTCTATATTCATTATCTTGTTTATGACTGGATATGAACTATTTAAGAGATTTGCTTTTGAACAATTAACATTATCTATTTTTAGAAATAAATTAATAACATTTAACAATGTTATAGGATTTCTAGTGTGTGGATCTTTAGTAGCAGGATCATTTTATTTATCATTAAATGGTGCTCATAGATTGATAGACACATCTGAAACTATATCAGTTAAAGCGGATTCTACATTATCTAATAAAACAGATTCAATAGCTAAGTATTATGATAAGGAAATTCAATTCTACAGAAATCAACCAGGTACTAGGAAAGCTGACAGACTATACAGAGACTCGATTGTTAATGTTTTATCTATCCAGAAAGAACAAAAAATTAATGAGCTTGAATCAAAAGTTACGAAAAAAACTGAAATACAATCTAACACACTCAAAGAAAACAACACTGCGTTTGCTTTAATGGTTGTATTTTTAGAATTAATTATCTTAATAGGTGTAGCATTTAGTTCTTATTATACATGGACTTCATATGATGAAATGAAGGAGTTATTAACAACACCTAAATTCAGACAATTAGAAATAAATTTACGTTTATTAAAATTATACTATCAAAACGGAAGAAAAAAAGAACAAGATTCCGCTTTACCAAAAACTAAATTAATTGCTTTAGCTTCTACTTCAAAAATACCTTGTAATCAAACAGATATTAATAACTTTATAGTATTATGTTCTGAACTTGAGATTATCACAGGTAATAGAAGAAAGAAAACTTATAACATGAGTTATGAGAAGGCTAAAGGATTATTGGAAAATCAAGAAATTTAAGTTATATTGAATTAGTTATGGAAACAATTTTTATTTCGATAGCTAGCTATCGTGATCCTGAATTATTACCTACATTACGAGATTTATTAGCAACAGCTAAAAATCCAGATAGGTTAAAAATAGGTGTATGTTGGCAGTATGGTGAAGATGAGTCTATAGAAGAGTTTGAAAATGATTCTAGATTTCATTTTATTAAAGTACCATACCAACAAGCTAAAGGAGCATGTTGGGCTAGAAATTTACTACAAGATTTATATGGTGGTGAAACATATTATTTACAATTAGATTCACACCACAGATTTACTAAACATTGGGACTCTACTTTAATTAAGATGTTAAAAAGTCTCAAAAAAGAAGGTCATAAAAAACCACTTTTAACAGCTTACCTACCAGGATATTTTCCAAATAATGACCCAGCAGGAAGACAAGATGATTGTTGGAGTTTAGAGTTTGATAGATATATGCCTGAGGGTCCTATCTTTATTAAACCACATTCTATTCCAGATTGGAAATCACTTACAGGACCTATCCCATCTAGATTTTTATCAGGACATTTTATTTTTACATTAGGCAAATGGTGTAATGAAGTTAAATATGATCCTTTATATTATTTTCATGGTGAAGAACCATCATTAGCTGCTCGTTCATTTACTTATGGATATGATTTATTTCATCCTCATAAGCCAATTATGTGGCATGAATATACTAGATCAGGAAAAGTAAAACAATGGGATGATGATAGTGAATGGAATAAAAGAAATTCAATATCTTATTCTAGATATAGAGCTTTACATGGTATGGGTAGTGTAATAGAAGGTTCAACTACAGATTTAGAAAAATATGGATTTGGAAAAGTTCGTACTTTAGAAGAATATGAACATTACATTGGTGTTAAATTTTCTACTAGACAAGTACATAAACATACTGTTGAATATAAACCACTCCCTGTTCCTCAAGATAAGTTTGAAGATAATTTACTTAATAAGCTTAAAATTTGTATTGATGTTTGGAAAGGAGCATTAACTGAAAGTGATTATACTTCTTTCGCTGTAGCAGTTTTAAATGAAGATGGAACAGATGCTTATAGACAAGATATGGATGTTCAAGAATATCAAGGGCTATTAAATCAAGATCCAAATGATCAATTTATACACATTTGGAGAGAATATAATGATAATAAACAACCAAAATCTTGGAGAGTATGGCCACATAGTACTTCAAAAGGATGGTGTGAACGAATAGAACAAAATATAAAATATGAATAAAAAAGAAACAATATTTATTCACTTACCAGCTTATAGAGATCCAGAATTAGTACCTACTATTAAGGATGCTCTTAAAAATGCTAAATACCCTAAGCGTATTCATTTTGGTATTTGTAGACAATATCATCCAGATGATAAATTTGATGATTTAACTGAGTTTAAAGGGGATAAACGTTTTAACATTTATGAATGTTTATATACTGAAGCTAAAGGTTTACCTTGGGCTAGAGCAGTGATAAATGAGCAATTAATGGGTAAACAAGATTATATCTTACAACTTGATTCACATCATAGATTTGCTCAAGATTGGGATGTGACATTAATTGAAATGCATAATCAAAGAGAAAAACAAGGTTATAAACCAATATTAGCCGCTTATTTACCATTATATACTCCATTTAATGATCCAGCAGGACGTTCAATGGAACCTTGGCAACAACAATTTGCTTGTTTTTATCCTCATGGTACTATTTTTATTAGACCAAGTTTATTACATGGTTGGAAAGATATGACTGAACCTCCATTTAGTAGATTCTTATCAGGACATTTTTGTTTTGCTAGAACAGAATGGGCTAGAGAAGTAAAACATGATCCAGATATTTACTTTAGTGGTGAAGAAATTAACCTAACAGTTAGATCTTATACTCATGGATATGATATGTTCCACCCTCATAAATTAGTAGTATGGCATTCAACTATGAGAGAAGAAAGAAGCGGAATGTTAAAATGGGATGATGATGCTAAACTTGGAGTTGATTGGTGGAATAGACAAAATATAGCTAGAGCTAAAATTAGACAATTATTTAGAGTAGAAGATAATGGATATGATTTAACAGGATATGATTTAGGAACTGCTAGAACAATAGAAGATTATGAAACATATGCTGGTGTGAATTTTAAAACTAGATCAGTTCAAAAATATACTCTAGATAATCAATACCCACCTAATCAAATTGATAGCCCTTGGTCTAAATCATTTTATCACTTAGTGACAATTCATAAAAATGAATTACCAGCTAATGATTATGCGTCTATATTAATTGCATTTGATGATGAAAATGGTATTGGTATCCATACTAAAACTATTGAAGGACATCAATTAGAATCATTTATGAATGGTACACCTATTCATTATGAAGAATTTTTTCCTTATTTTGATAAAGATCCTAAACGAATGGTAGCTTGGGCTTATAGTAAAGAAAGAGGCTGGGCTGAAAGAATAGAACATACAATATGAAAAATAAATTAGTAACATCGTATTATCCATTTCATAATGGAGAACCTTATTGGGGACAGTTAAATAGAGATAGATGGTATAAGTACTCTCTAGCTACTATAAGTAACATGGGAGAAATAATTTGCTATACTGATCCTGGAGATAAAGGATATAATCAATTAGTTGAATTAAAAGAAAAATTTAATCTTGAAAATCTAATACTTAAAGTATATGATATCAAAGATAATCCTTATCAAGATCAAGTTTATAAAATAAGAACAAGTAAACCTGCTTATAATGATCCTAATAACCCTAGATTTTATACTAGACCAACAGTTATATATTGGATGAAATATTCTTTTTTAGCTAATGAATATGAACCAAATACTCAGTTATATTGGATTGATTCAGGTTTATCTCACAATGGATTATTTCCTGCTTTTGCTAGTAAATATAATGATGAGCCTGAATTTGCTTCATTATATGGAAACCAATATATGGCTAATGAATATAAAGTATATCATTATGATAAAGCATTTAATCCAGATGTATTAAGTAAAATAAACGAGTATGCTGAAGATAAAATAATCAACTTATATAGAAAAACATCAGATGATAATTTATTTGAATTTAACACTAAATTAAATTTAAGTACTAATTATGATTCTGTATTTCCTGTAGCTGGGTTTTTTGGAGGCCAATCTGAATTAATGTTACAGTATATTACCAAGTCTAAAGAAGTAATAGATCAAATTTTACAAGTAGATGAGATATGCACTGAACAAGAAGTGATGGCTTATATAAATGCCACTAATAGAAACTGGTTTAAAAATTGGCATTTTGACACATTCTATCATGAAGGATGGAATAATATCTTTAAACCAGAACAAACATCATTCTCTCATTTCTTTTTAAAACCTTTAATATAAATGGCGAATATAGCTTTTTACGGATCTCATAACGCAGCGTATGTTGTAGAAGAGAATGGTGAAATACTTTTAGTATTAGAACTAGAAAGATTTCTTAATTATAAAAATAGTGGTTTAGCTCAATATAAATGTCCTAAAACAGAAGATATACTATTCTATGCTCAATATATTCCTCAATGGATAATGAATAAATTTAATATAACAGAATTTGAAAACTGTTATTTTTTAAATACAGATGTTATCATAAGTGAAAAACATGAACTAGAAACATATATTCCTGCTAAAAATTTTATTCATGGTCTTCATCATGAAGCTCATGCAGCTGGATGTTTTTATCAATCTCCACATCCTGAAATGTTAGTATTTTCTTTTGATGGAGGAGGAAATGATGGTAAATTTAATATATACCATTGTATTAGAGGTGAGTCACCTAAATTATTAGAATGTGTAAATAGTCCTTTATTTGACAGTCCTCATATTTACTATGACTTAGGATTTCCATATATGACATTAGGTCATTATCTTAAAGATATTAAATTTGAAGATTTAGGAACAGGCAATTTAGTTTATCCAGGCAAAATAATGGGATTAGCTTCTTATGGAGAAGTAAGAGAAGAATGGCTACCAGCATTTATGGATTTTTATAAAAGTAATCTCAATGGATTAGATTATGAACAATATGTGAATGAATTAGGTAATAAAATAGGAGTAACATTTGATATATATGAAAGAATAGAGGATAAATTAGCTTGGGATATAGCTGCTACAACTCAAAGAGCATTTGAAGATAGCTTTTTAGAAATAGCTTTACCTTATATGAATGAATATCCTGATTTGCCTATTGGTATAGCTGGGGGATGTGGTTTAAATATTTTATTAAATACACGTTTAGTAAATGAATTTGATAAAGAAGTATTTGTAGGCCCAGATCCGAATGATTGTGGTATTGCTTTAGGTTTAATGTTGAATCATTTAAGACCAGAAAAACCATTTGATAGTACATACTCAGGCACAACATTATTAGATTTAGATAGTTTATCTTATTATATTCAAAACACTCATATTAGATTTACATCTAACTTTTTAGATCAAGATGATTTAATTAATGATTTAAGTGAAGGAAAAATAGTTGGTGTAGCTAGAGGTAGATCAGAACATGGAGCTAGAGCCTTAGGCAATAGAAGCATAATATGTAATCCATCTATTCCAGAAATGAAAGATACTTTAAATGCTAAAGTAAAACATAGGGAGTGGTATAGACCATTTGCTCCTGTTGTTCGTTTAGAAGATGTAAATAAGTATTTTGAATGGAATAAAGAATCTAAATGGATGAGTTTTTGTCCTAAGGTAAGAGAAGAATGGAAAGAAAAATTAGGAGCTATTACTCACGTAGATGGTACAGCTAGGGTTCAAACAGTGACTAGAGAACAAAATGAGTGGTTATATGATTTGTTAACTAAATTTGAAGAAAAAACAGGTATCGGTGTTTTACTTAATACATCCTTTAATGTGGATGGAAAACCAATATTATCAACTGTTAAAGACGCTTTCACAATACTTGAAAAAACAGAACTAGATTGTTTAATTATAGAAGATTATTACTTTAAAAAATATTAAGATGGATTTATTTGAATTAGTAGAAAAATATGGTACTGATAAAACATTAAGCAAGTATACCTATACTTATGATGAATTATTTAATAATATAAAATATAAAACAACATCTATCCTAGAAATAGGATTAGGAACATTAAACCCAAGTATACCAAGTTCTTTTTCTGGTAATACACAACACTTCAGTCATTACAAACCAGGTGGTTCATTACGTGTTTGGAGAGATTTCTTTCCAAATGCTCAAGTGTATGGAGTTGATATAGCTAAAGATTGTATGTTCACTGAAGAAAGAATTAAGACATTTCTGTTTGATTCTGCTGAAAAAGAATATTGTGACTACTATTTAGATAATTTAGAATTTGATGTTATTATTGATGATGGAAATCATGATCCAAAATATCAAGTTAAAACATTAAAAAATCTATTTCCTAAATTAAGAGAAAATGGCATTTACATTATTGAAGACATAGGAGGATATCAAGGTACTGAGGAATTACTAATAGAATATTTAGATGAATTTGAATCAGTAACTAAAGGATATAGTATTGTTAATAAAGGAAATCATATTGTTATAGTAAAAACAAAAAAGGAAGTGGTAGAGGTTAATAATAAAGAATTAACAGTAGTAACTGGACTTTGGAATATTGGAAGACCAGGAAGAGATTTTAGTCATTATATAGAACATTTTAACAACTTTTTAGATATACCAGTTAATATGTTTATCTATATTCCTGCTGAGTATGAATACTTAGTTTGGAAGAAAAGATCTAAACAAAATACTTATGTTAAAATAATGGAATTAGAAGATGTGAAAAATCTTTATAAACCATTTTGGGATCGAACTCAAAATATAAGAACCAACCCAGATTGGTTTAATCAAACTGGAGAACAAGGTTGGTTAGTAGGTTCACCTCAAGCTCATTTAGAGTGGTATAATCCAATTGTTCAATCTAAAATGTTTATGTTAAGTGATGCTTCAATTTGGAATCCATTTGACAGTGAATATTTTATTTGGTTAGACGCAGGTATAACTAATACTGTTTATGATAAATTCTTAACTGAAAATAATGTACTAGATAAAATAAATCAACATTTAGATTCATTCTTATTCTTATCTTATCCATATGAAACAACTACTGAAATTCATGGTTTTGATAAAAAAGAAATGGATAGAATAGCAGGTACAGATGTTAATTATGTTTGTAGAGGAGGATTATTTGGTGGTAGAAAAGAAGTAATTAGAGAAGTAAATGGTGATTATTATAAGTTATTAGAAGATACTTTGAATAGAGGATTAATGGGAACTGAAGAGAGTGTATTCACTCTTATGTCTTATATCAATCCTAGTGTTTATAGAAGATTTGAATTAGATGGAAATGGTTTGATTGTAAAATATATTCAAGCATTACTTGATGATAAAGCTGAGTTAGTACCTTTAATAAAACCAAAAGCTAAAGTAAAAGCATATAATCCAAGTTTGAAAGGTATAAAGACATCTCTATATATGCTTACCTTTAACTTCCCAGAACAAATAGAACATACCTTATCAACATGGAAAAATAGTTCATCTGATTGGTTAGAAAAACCACATAGGAAAATATTAATTGATAATTCAAATAATCCAGATGCTATAGAAGGAAATAAGGTGGTTTGTGAAAAATATGGATTTGAACATATTATAACAGGAGAAAATTTAGGTATCAATAGAGGTAGACAATATGCTGCTGAACATTTTGACAATTCAGATAGTGATTTTTATTTCTTCTTTGAAGATGATATGGGATTCTATCCTACAGACAATACTGAATTTTGTAGAAATGGTTTTAGAAAATATGTACCTAACTTATATGATAATGTTCATAAGATAATGCTTAGAGAGCAGTTTGACTTTATGAAGTTATCTTATACAGAAGTGTATATGGATAATAATATTCAAGTATCATGGTATAATGTTCCTCAAGAAATTAGAAGCAGAGATTGGCCTAACTATGATAAATTACCAATATCAGGATTAGATCCAAATGCTCCAAGAACTAAATTTAAGAGTATTGAAGTATTTGAAGGATTAAGTTACATCTCAGGAGACATATATTATGCCAACTGGCCTATGATTGTTGGTAAAGAAGGTAATAGAAAAATGTTCCTTGATACAAAGTGGGCACACCCATATGAACAAACATGGATGTCTTATATGTACCAAGAAACAGCTAAAGGCAATTTAAACCCAGCTGTGTTATTAGCATCTCCAGTATGGCATAATAGAATAGTATATTATAAGCCTGAAGAACGTAGAGAAAATTAATTTGCTAACCCAAATAATGCTTGCTATATTTAAAATATGTATCAAGCAATATACTACGATTTTAGAACTAAGAAGTGTCATTTAAGAGATGATAAACAGGGTTGGTTAGACTTTGAATACTATCCTACTTATTATAAACTAGATCCTAATGGCAAATATGAAACGTTAGATGGTAAACGTGTATCACCAACTAATACTTGTGATAAAAATGATCCACTAACATACTATGAAATAGACATACCTATGGAAACTAGGGTGTTAGTAGATGCTTATAAGGACTTAGATGATGCTCCACAATACCATAACACAGTATTTCTAGATATTGAGTGTGAAATTGGAGGAGCATTAACAACTGATTATATCAAGTCAGCTCCAATGAAAATAACATCTATAGCTTTATATGATGTTACTCTGAAAAAATATTACTGTCTAGTTCTAGATGAGAAAAAACAACTAAAATATACTGAAGAGGAAAATAAGGAAATTATTCCGTGTGATACTGAATTTGACTTATTATCCAAATTTATTTCAATATGGCTTGAAACTGATCCAACTATTGTTAGTGGTTGGAATAGTGAGTTTTTTGATATTCCATATTTGTATCACCGCATTTGTAAAGTATTAGGTGAACAACAAGCTAAACAATTATCTCCATTAGGTATTGTTTCTGTTAGAGATTTCTTTAATAAGAAAAGTCAATCAAATGAATCTGTAGTTAATATAGCAGGTGTTAATCATCTTGACTATATGTTGTTACATAAGAAGTATATTATGAAACAAGAGTCATCTTATAAATTAGGTGACATAGGAGAAAAATATGTTAATTTAGGTAAAGTAGAATATGAAGGTTCACTTGATAAATTATTCAGAGAAGATGTTAAAACATTTATAGAGTATAACTTACGTGACGTTGAGATATTAATTAAATTAGATGACAAATTACAATTTATTAATTTAACAGTTAATATTTGTCACTTATGTCATACACCATATGAGAACATTTATTACTCAACATCCTTAAATGAAGGTGCTATATTAACTTATCTAAAACGAAAAGATATAGTTTCACCTAATAAGCCAACTACATACAATCCAGCATTAAAAGAAGGTAATGAAGAATATGCTGGTGGTTATTTAAAAGATCCAGTACCAGGATTATATGAGTGGGTGTCTGACTTAGACTTTACTTCACTATATCCATCTATTATTCGTAATTTGAATATGGGTATAGAAACATTAATAGGTAGAATACAAAATAGAGACAAATATGATAATCAATGGGGTTTAGGTGATTTAAAGAGAATGGATGAAGATGAAGAAATACCTATTGAAAAAGTAACTCCAGATAGAAGAGTAAAATTAACTTATATCAAAGTAAAAGACATGATTGAGTTAGTTGAAAAAAATAAACTCATCATATCCGCTAATGGTACTCTATTTAGAAGAGACAAGTCAAGTATTGTAGTGGAAATATTAAATGACTGGTTTGATAAAAGAAAACAATATAAAGACTTAATGAAGAAAGCATATAAGTCAGGTGATAAAGCAATGGGTGAGTATTATAACAGATTACAACATACCTTTAAAATTAAATTAAATGACGTATATGGTGTATTTGCGCAAAATGGTTGGAGGTATAGTGATGGGAATTTATTTATCAGTAAAGCCATTACACTTACAGGACAACGACTAGATCAAGAAAGTATTAACTTTGTAAATAGTGAAGTCACTAAAGAATTAGGTGTTGAGAAAGATTATGTAATCACTGCTGATACAGATAGTTTATTCTTTGAATTAAAAGATTTAATTATCAAACGTAAACCTGATGTTAATATTAATAATAGAGAAGAAGTTGTACCCATCGCGCTTCAAATAACTAAGGAATATCAAGATAAAACAGCTCCATTCTTACAAAATCTATGTAAAGATTTATTTAATGTTAATAATGAGTATTTTGAATTAAAGCAAGAGGTTGTACTTGAAAGAGGTTATTTCGCTGGTAAGAGAAGATACGCTCAATTTATTGTTAATAAAGAAGGTGTACCAACTGAGGAGTTAGATATCAAAGGTATGGATGTAATGAAGTCAAACATGAATCCAATGTACCGTAAATTTGGAGAGTCAATTTTATTAGATATCATGTATGGTAAAACAAAAATAGATATTGATAAAAAAATTATTGAGTTTAAAAAATCATTAGATAGTGTACCTATTAAAAGTATTGCTAAACCAACTGGAGTTAAGAATATTAATAAGTACATTGCCTCTAAACCACAATCAGGACAAATATTTTCTAAATTAGAATTAAAATGTCCTATTAATACTAAAGCAGCTATTTGGTATAATGACTTATTACGCTTTAAGAAATTAGATAAACAATATCCATGTTTTACTGAAGGTGATAAAATGTATTATGTTCAATTAAAAGACAACCCATATAAAATTGAAGTATTAGGATTCACAGGTAACGATCCAGAATTTATAAATGAGTTTATCACTAAATTTATTGATAAGGAAGCTGGGTTCAACTCAACACTATTAAATAAATTACAAGGTATTTATGAAGATTTAAAATGGTCTTTCCCATCATTAAATGCTTATGTAAATAAATTTTTCTCATTTTAAAATTAAATAATGAATTTATTAAAAGGTTTCATTTATGGTCTATTAGCTCAAGTATTAACATTCTTCCAACTGCAAGGACAAATGAAAATTGAGTGGTTTAAAAATAATACATTTCTAGTAGCATGTATGGGTATTCCTATTTCATTATTGTTTATGTATTCTGTTAAAAATTTTGTAACAGCATATGATGGTCAAATATGGCCTAGTAGATTAATTGGATTTGGGATAGGAGTAATAGTATTCACTATCATGTCTCATTATATGTTTAGAGAGCCTTTAACTCCTAAAACACTTACTTGTTTGAGCCTAGGAGTTTGTATAATTTTAATTCAAATACTTTGGAAATAATATGAATAAACAAACATTAACATCAGTCCTTGATAAGTACTATTTGAATAGTACAGTTGAATCAGTTAAATGGGTAATTAAAGATAAAACCATAACAGTTGATTTTATCACACCAATGAAAAATTTAGTTGGTAAAGTAATCAGCCCTAACTTTGATTTAGAAGACAGTGAAATAGGGATATATAATACTAGTCAATTTTATAAGCTAGTTAAGATAATGAATGATACTGTGGTTTTAAAGTTAAATAAAAGCGAACGTGGTACACCACTTGAAATAACATTAGCAGATAACCAGTATGATCTAAATTATTATTTGTCTGATTTAAATCTGATTGAGACAGTACCTAATATTAATGAACCATCTAGTTATGATGCTGAGGCTAATATTGACTCTGATTTTATTTCAAAGTTCACTAATGCTAAAAAAGCATTAGGTGATGTTAAACAATTCACTGTTAAAGATGAGTTGACTGATGAGAAAATGAAGGATTTAGTTATAGTAATAGGTGAAGGAAATGGTTACGCTAATAAAATTAAATTCAAAACACCATGTGAATCAATGTTTGGCCTAACAGAAATACCATTCCCAGCTGATGTGATGATGGAAGTGTTAAAAGCAAATGAAGATGCTACTAATGGTAAAATTCAAATTAGTCAAGAAGGATTAATGAAAATATCATTTACTGAAGATGGAATAGATTCAATTTATTATCTTGTTCGTCTTTCTGATCAATAATATATTTATAAACACAAAATGAGATTATAGGTAGGTCTCAAGTTATGAATTAATTAACCGCTTACCTTAGGGAAGCACAAAACAAAACAAAATGACAAGAATCGCACATTGGGGTATTGACCCATTTGACATCGTCTGGAAAAATTTTTTCGACGCAAACAGCACATTTAACACATTTGAAAACAAAATCAACTATCCAGTTGATATTTTAGAAACAGAAGATGGGTTACGCTTTGAACTAGCAGTAGTAGGTTTATCTGAATCTGATCTAGACATTCAAGTAGATGGAGAAACATTACGTATCTCTTATAACAAACCAGAAACAGAAGAAATCAAATCTTACCTACAAAAAGGTATTGCTAAACGTTCATTTGATTTAGCATGGAAGGTAGCATCAAAATTTGAATTATCTAAATTACAAGCAACTTTAGATAAAGGTTTACTAGTACTTGATATTCCTTATGCAGCTGAAAAAGCACCTAGGAAAATCGAGATTAAAGTAAACAACAAAAAAATCCTAAAAGGATAATTTAAAAAGAGACCTACCTAATCTCAGTTATGATAAATTCACAATTAATTTCGTTTCAAGACAAACTATACATTCTAAAACGTAAAGTTTTAGATGATGTTAAATACACTGGACCTAACCTAGATCTAATAATGGCATGGGTAGGATCAAATAAAGTGTTAAGAAAAGATGGTTACTTGTTTTTCTTAGAAGAAATAGAAGAAGCTGAATTGCTTGGCTATGAGATAAAAAATTAGTATATTAAAATAAAATAAAGAATATGAGTAAATTAACACCATTAAATGGTCATGTTATCCTTAAACCTATTGAGGAACAAGAACAAACATATGGAAATATTGTCATTCCAGACATGGGTAAAGAACGTCCTGAAATAGGGGAAGTAGTTAATGTAAGTGATACTTACAATTGGCATACAGGAGAGTATTATAGAACAAAATTAACACCTGGACAAAAAGTATTAGTACCTAAACTGGGTTCTTCTAAAATTAGTGTTGATGGTGAAGATTATTACATAACTAAAGAATCAGAAATATTAGCAATTTATGAGTAAAATAATTGAATATAATAACGACGCGAGACAGAAATTAGCTGAAGGTGCTAAAAAGTTATCTAAAGCAGTTGTGTCAACATTAGGTCCATTTGGTCGTAATGTTATTATCGAAAAACAAAATGAGTTACCTGTGTCTACTAAAGACGGAGTAACAGTAGCAAAATCAATCACTTTAAAAGATCCAATTGAAAATATTGGTGCTGAAGTAATTAAACAATCAGCTATTAAAGCTGCTAATACAGCAGGTGATGGTACAACCACTACTACATTGTTAGCTTATGCTTTAATTAAAGAAGGTTTAAATAAAGTAGGTGAAGGTGCTAACGCGGTTGAAATTAAAAAAGGTATTGATGCTGCTGTTAAACAAGTAGTAACAGCATTAAAAGAAAATAGTAAAGATATTTCATCTGAAGAACAACTAAAACAAGTAGCTACTATCTCAGCTAATAATGATGAGTCAACAGGTAATTTAATTGCCACTGCTATTGAAAAAGTAGGTCGTGATGGAGTTGTTGCTATTGAAGAAAGTAAAACAGGTGAAACAACACTTGAAGTAGTTGAAGGTATTCAGTTTGATAGAGGTTATAAATCACCTTACTTTGTGACTAACAATAATACAATGCAAGCTGTACTTGAAGATCCATTTGTATTAATTTATGATGGTCGTATCACTGCTGCCGCTGAATTATTAAATGTGTTACAAAAAGTAAATAGTGAGAATAAATCATTATTGATTGTAGCTGAAGATATTGATGGTGAAGCATTAGCGACACTTATTGTTAATAAAATGAGAGGTATTGTTAAAGTAGTAGCTGTTAAAGCTCCTGACTTTGGTGAGCGTAAAACTCTAATTTTAGAAGATTTAGCTATTGTGACAGGTGGTCAAGTGATATCTAAAGAAAAAGGATTAAAATTAGATAAAATACAACCATCTCAATTATCATCTTACTTGGGTCAAGCTAGAACAGTGACAATAACTAAAGATAAAACAACAGTTATTGATGGTAAAGGATCTGAGGCTGATATTGATATAAGAGCTAATGAGATTAAAGATCAAATTGATAAAGCACAATCATTCTTTGAAAAAGAAAAATTACAAGAAAGATTAGGTAAATTAATTGGTGGTGTAGCTATTATTAATGTTGGCGGTGTGAATGAAATTGATATGAAAGAGTATAAGGATAGAGTTGAAGATGCTTTATTCGCTACTCGTGCTGCTAATGAAGAAGGTATATTACCAGGTGGAGGCGCTGCTTTATTGTATGCTAGAAATGCTATTACATTTAGTAAAGATGAAAGCAATGATTTTAAAACAGGTAAAAAAATTGTTTTCAATGCTCTATCATCTCCATTTACTCAGATATTAATTAACGCCGGTTATCAAAATCCAGAGTATTATATGTATGAATTAGATAGAATATCATTAGATCCAAATACTGAGATATATGATAATACATGGAAAGGATTTGATTTAAAAACAGAAACATTTGTTAATATGCTTGATGCTGGTATTTTAGATCCAACTAAAGTAACTCGTTTAGCAATTGAAAATGCAGCTGCTGTAGCTGGTACTATATTAACAACTGAAACAGTTATTTATGAGGAACCAACTAAAGATAAGAAAGAAGATGAATTTGGCAATCCAGGATTAGGATTCTAAATTTAATCATACTAAGGTTGCTCTCATCGTCTAACGGTTAGGACCTCAGGTTTTCATCCTGGTAATACGAGTTCGATTCTCGTTGAGAGTACAAATAGGTTGATTGGGAATCCCTTAAAAAAGGTGAGGAGGTATAAACCAAAGTAACGCCAATCGTAAAAGTAGATGTCCACGCACCCATCTTCTACTTTCCTAAAATAAATTAGTAAAGACTACATCCATAGGTGACCACTTAAAATGTGAGAAAACAAAATTAAGTACTATCTGGTGTTTCACGAGTCAGATTCTTTACTATATTCCAGAATAGCTCAGCAGGTAGAGCAACTGATTTGTAATCAGTAGGTCGCAAGTTCGATTCTTGTTTCTGGATCAAGGATGAGAGTATATGAAAGCGGAGCACCCGTCAGCCACGTGTAACTCGTGGTGCAGCTAATAGTAACATTGTTTAGTCGGCCAACTAAACCTCATCCATATAGTCAGGTGGCGGAATTGGTAGACGCTTAGTTTTAGTAGATATTAGACATATACATGCTTGTAGTTTAATGAGTCGCTATCACGATTAGAAGCCTTGGGCATAGCATGTGCAAGTATTACAGGTTCAAATCCTGTCCTGACTACAGCCTCTCATCTATTGCTGTGAAGAGAACTGATGAGTATCGTTGGAGGACACAGACCTCACGAATGATGGTTTAGGGCGAAGATAGCATCCCTATCACGAAGAGTACCAACTTAATTGTAAAGCTCTTCACATAGTCAGGTGGCGGAATGATAGACGCTATTAACCTTAGTTGAGTAGTCTCATTAATCAACTGTAAAATAAGAGACGTACAGGTTCAAATCCTGTCCTGACTGCAAATTGGAGTACGATGAAGTAGCATAAGAGGAGTACTTAACCCATAAGCTGATATATCAGTTATAAGGTTTCCAGTGACCTACTTCAAAACGGAAGCTTGCCGGAGTGGTTGAACGGACTTGTCTTGAAAACAAGCAATCGTGATGAGCGATTCTGGGGTTCGAATCCCTGAGCTTCCGCATACTCTTTCTTAGCTCAGTTGGTTAGAGCATCTGACTGTTAATCAGAGGGTCCTTGGTTCAAGTCCAAGAGAGAGAGCTTATTGCCCTTTAGTATAACGGTAGTACGACAGTTTTTGGTACTGTTTGTTGAGGTTCGAATCCTTGAGGGGCAACAATGGGTTAAATAAATTTGATGACCCAAAAAAAAGATATTATATTTAATATAATTAAAAAATAAAGAAATGTTTTGGACAATTTATGTAGTAAGTGTTATTTATTGTTTTTATCAATTAGTAAAACGCTATAATGCAACTAATTTAAGAGGTGGTGGACTAGACTCAGCACCAGGATTAGACGCGATTATGGTTCTATTTTTAGCACCTGTATTAGCTATAGTTGATGTTAGTTTAACTTGGATAAGGCTTTACAAAGAAGCTGAAGAAGTGAGACGAAATAAAAATAAAATAGAGATTAATCTATCTAATGATGATATTCTCTAATATTATAAGATAACAGATAATGCCTTGGTGGTGAAATAGGTAGACACGCAAGACTTAAAATCTTGTTCGCCGCAACGCGAGTGCGAGTTCGATTCTCGCCTGAGGCACAATAATATTTATTATAAACAAAAAAAACAAACATGAGAAAATTAATCGCTATTTTCGCTATCGCTGCTTTAACTGCTTGCGGTAATGCTTCTACTGATGTAGTTGCTACTGATTCAACAACTGTATCTACTGATTCAACTGTGACTGTTGATACAACTGTATCTACTGTTGATTCTGCTAAGTAATTTATATAGCCACTCAGTTTACTGGGTGGCTTATTTTTTACTTTAAAAACTATTATGGGGATGTTTTTGGTATTTGATTGCTATGCGATTGATAGTACCACATGCAGGCGTTCGGTAGTGTCGCCTTAGAAAGCTACAAACCAATAAACGACGAAATGTCAACCATGACCTTCGAAGACTTAATGTCATTCGTAGGCGCGAACGAGTACGCATTAGCTGCTTAATTAGCATCGGGTGTAACATCCTAGGAACAGAAGTTACAAGCTAGTAAGGTACTCTGATACTGACAGCTCTTTAGGAGTGATGGGTGTGAAAGCAGAGTAATGACTACATCGCCCCAGCCTTACAAATTGTTTTCTTGATAGTCATAAAATCAAGTGGTGGAAGTCGACCATAACTGGTTTGCCCCTACTGATCAGATTTATCAGATCTAAGCATGTGAAACGTTGGTATTATGAATACTTAACAAGACACGGGTTCGACTCCCGTCATCTCCACAAATGAGAGTAACTAGAAATAGTTACTCTTTTTTATTGGGTTATATTATTAACATATTTATATCTGATAAAAAATTAAGAGTATGTTAAAAAACGCAATGGCCATTGCTAATGGTCTGAGAGATCGATTAGTCCTAGGTATACTTTACGCGTCTGTTGTATTTGTAATTAGCGCTTTAGTAACACAAGTCTACTTCATTTATTTAGAGACAACACATCAAGATGATAAAATAAGAGAAATAGTAAATGAATTTTATGTTCGTTTTGATGGTAATTATAAAAATGATCCAAAAAATATTAATTATGTCGCTGAAGAGCATATTTATGTGCAAAATGTGACTAACTTAGTTAAAGTAGGTAAATTAGCAGGTAACCGCAATTTAGAATTTGGAGTTAAAAATGTATTAGAAGAATATTTACAAGACAAAGGATATAATATAACACCAGAGGCTCAATTTTATTTAGATGTTGATATCCTCCATTTAGATCAAATAACAACTAAAAAAGGTGTATCTGTATTTGGTAAAACAGATAACGCTGTAGTTATTAAATTAAGAGGTACTTTATTTAAAGAAGGATTAAAACAAAAAGAAGTTGAGATAGAAGAATCATCATCAGAAATCTCTATGACTACACTTGTAGTTGACCAAGGAGGTAAATTTAATCAATCATCATTAAGTTCTGCTTTGAAAAAAGGTTGTGATAAATTAGTCACTAAACTGTTTGAAAAGTAAAACAAATGAATAAATTATTATTAACTATTGGAATACTTATAGTATCCATAACAACTAATGCTCAAATAATTGTAAACCAATCTATTTCAGCTGGACCTTACAAAGTAGGTGATACTGTAACTGTAACATATACAGTAGATAAAGGTATAACTAAACCACGTTATTTTTGGTTGAGGTATCAATTTAATAACAAGGCGTTAACTTATTTATCAACTACATTCTCACAAGGTAGTCAAGCTCAAACTTATTATACTGGTTGGACTAACTATAAATTTACACCTAAATCAAATGTAAGTGATACATCATTATATGGTCAGTATCAAGCTACACCTTGGTCGTATGCTGTAAATGCGGATTGGAATGTTGGACAATTAGCAATTCAAAGAGCAGATCAATCAATCAACGGTGTAATAGCAACTCAAAAATATATTCTTAAAGACCAAAATATATATGAGAACTTTCATGATTTAGACTTATCATATGCATTAGATAGTGCAACTGGTAACAATATTCCATTTGTAAGAACAACATCAGGCCCTTTATCAGTTACTGGAGTAAGTGGCAATACATCTTTCTTTAAAGTAAGAGTATTATTCCCATCGGGTTATAATATCGCTGACCATAATGTTCAGTTAATGAGATTAAAAAATGATGGTAGTGGTGATATTGATTGGTCACAACAACCACTTCAACAAAAAGCATTGGACGGTAGTGGTGAGGCTATATTCACAACAGGTGTTAAAGTTGGTGATTCATTAGGTGTATTCATTGGAAATGCATCGTCTAAAAGTTGGATGAACAATGTAATAACTGTATCAGACGCATATAGAGCCTTTTTAGGACATTCTCAAACTGATATAGCTGGTAATAGTACATTTTTTACAAGACCTGCACTTGAAAGAAGAATTGGTAATGTAACTAAAAACGATATGACATTTACTGAAGCAGATGCTTATTATTCATTTGCTTATGTGATGGGAATTGATGTATCTGCTAACGCTTTCATTCCGACATCAACATCTACATCTTGGAGATGGCATAGTGGTTTATTAAATCAAAGTTGGTTAGATGGTACTTCAAAATATAGAGTATATGTTACTCAACCTGCACAAACTGTAGATGCTGTATTTGCTTGGGGTGGTGATCTAGATTGGTCACATTCATCTCATCCTGATACAATTGCAGCTAGAATAGCTAGTGGTATTTTTACAAACTCAGCTAATACAGGTGAAACTATAAAAATTGGTACTATGTCTTACAAAGCACCTATATTAGAGAAAGCAACATTAAGTTTAACTTCAACAATTGAAAATAATAAAGTAACATTATCAGCTAATTTAACTAAAGCTGACTTAGCTGGTTTAGAAGTAATCATGCAATATGACAGTACTAAATTAACATTAACAGATGTTATATTTGATGCTGGGTCTACTATTACAAATTTCTCAACACATAATGATGGTAGATTAACATTTGGTTCAATTGATCAATTAAAGACAGCTAGAATTAAAGTTGGCACTCCATATAAACTAATATTCACACCTAAAGTACCTTTAAATAATACTGCAGGTTTATTCTATACAGTATTAGCAGATGCAGTTGATGCGACTGGTAAAAAGATAGAATTAATAGTTGAATAATATGAAAAAAATAATAGTTACATTATTATTGATAGTTTGCTCAATCATATCGATTGGGCAATCTGTCACCGCACCAGATGCTAAAGAATTTACTATAAACACAGCGGGTCAAAATGCAAGTGGATTTAGTTTAAATGGATTTAATTCAACATCAACTTTATTATGTGCTATTGGTTTACCTACTGCCCCAGCTGGAACTACATTTAATTTAACTACTGTAACAGGTTTAACACCAGCAACAGGATACACTATGACAGGTAATAAAACCCGTTTAGCATTCACAGGTACACAAGCTAATATTAATAACGCTTTAGCAACACTTAAAATTAACACAACAGCTACAGCTGGTAATATTCAAATATCAGTATCGGCAACTATAAATCCAACAGGATTTTTCTATAATCCAACAAACGGACACTTTTATAGACCAATATCAACTGGAGCTACATATCCAAACGCTAAATTACTTTCATCACAACAAACCTTTAAAGGACAGCAAGGATATTTAGTAACAATCACTTCAGCAGATGAAGATGCATTTATTTTTAATAATGTTCCACAAGGTAATATATGGTTTGCATTAACAGATGAAGTAGTGGAGGCACAATGGAGAATTGATGCTGGACCTGAAGCGGGAACTTTAATCAAAACATCAAACGGACAACTAAACGGAAACATACAAGGACAATATAATAACTGGGCGGGCGGTGAACCAAACAATAGTGGTAATGAAGATTATGCGGTAACTAAATGGGGTGGTGGTTCTCAATGGAATGATTTGCCTGCCCATTTTAGTTGTGCTTATGTAATTGAATTTGGAACTTGGACAAATCCTGATGATCAAACATTTACGGAATTCTATAATAATAGTGTAATACACTCTAACGGTGTAAATACAAGTTTAAGAGCAAATTTTAATTTTAATTTTGGTGGTGTTATAGATGAAACTAGATTCTTAGGTTCATTATCTAAAAGAAATGATACATCATCAACCTGGACAGGTAATACATTTAAAGTATTAAATGGTTTAGGTAGAGTGACACTTACTGAACAATTAGATACAGCAAGAATTTTAAACCCACAAAAATATAAAGCAACAATAACACCAGGTCAAGTTGAATGGTCATACACTAACCCAAATGCTAGTTGGTTAAATGGTAATAGTAGATTACTAATTGATATGAGACAGGTTACTGTTGATCCAACTAAAATAACAAATACAAAAATATTTGATGCTTATGATGGATCTATAACATACACATCACATGACGCTAATGGTTGGGCAATATACACAGTACCATCTCCACTAACAAAAATAACCGACGGAACATCAACATCAAATTCATATATTAGAAATGTGAATGGCTGGAATACTGATTACGCATTTCAAAGTACAATTTCAATATCACAATTAGCAGAATACAAGCAACATAAATTTCAATTTCAGCAATATGATTCAGTACAATTAAGAACACTATATAATAGTATAGTAACTGTATCTGATGTTTATTTAGCATTTAAAGAATTAGCTAATGGAGGTATATTTGGTAATCAAACAGGTAATGAATTTACTTATGGTATTCAATATAAGAATGCTGATGTGAATGATGATAATGCATTTGATGAATCTGATTGCTTCGCTCTATTACAAAATTTAACTGGTGCTAAAAACATAGTTAATAGTTATACTTTAGACAACACAATGAAAGTTATATTAGATACTACCTATGGAACAATAGGTAAATCTAACTGGCAGCAATTTCCATCTTATTTAGGTAAAGACTATAATTTTAATCTAACAGATGGAATAATAAATTACACTTATAATTTAGCTGTGACTTGGAAAGGGGATGTTAACCTATCTCACTCAGCAACTCCACCTTCAAATGGTCTAACAACTATGGCTGTTGGATTAATGAATACACCTACATCAAATGAAATTAATACTTCAATTGTTACTGAGATAAGTGATAAAATATATGCCTACATTACTTTAGATCCACTACAGCAAGAAGTAGTAGGAACTCAATTCCAGTTAAATTATGATAATTCAATATTAAAATTTGAAGGCATAGAATATAAAACAAAAGGTAGTCCAATGAACTATAATACTAATAAGGGCAATTATATAAACTTAGGCTCATTAATTAGTGATGGTAGTACTACATTAGATAATACTACTGAATATAAAATAACATTCACATCAACAACTAAACTTGATAATATATTAGGTTTAATATCAATAGGTGCTACTGATGCTGTTAATAAAGACGGTAAACAATTAAAAGTTAAAGTAAAATAATGAAAAAATTACTATTCATATTACTACTATTATCAGCTTGTAAAAAGGTAGACGTACCACCAACACCACCAACAGTACAGGATATATTCAGTGTTACTGAATCAACTGTGTCTAATGGTGGGGATATTTACTTTGATTTAAAATCACCAGGTGTATATACTTTAACAATGTTAGATCAAACCCAAAACGTAATAACAAGGGAACGCATTAATGGTAAAGTAGGACAAAACAAGTTAAAAATATACACTAGTTCACTACCTGTTAAATATTTATATCTGATATTGGAAGATAATACTAGAACACAAATAGGTAAAACTTCCATTATAATAAATTAAAAGTAAGACACAATGAAAAACGTATATTTATTAGCGTTCGCTATCGTTCTATTTGCAGGGTGTACAAAAATTGATGTACCCACACCAACCCCTCCACAAATGAACGCTGAATTAAAAATAACCTCAACAGTAGGTATCAAACTGCAATCACCATTTGTAACAACAGAAGTTGCTATGAATGTTAAAAGTGATGTTTCGCAATCAGTTACAATTAAAATATTTGACATTTCAAATAGAGTAGTGTCTAAAGAAACTGTTAATGTAATAGCAGGTGATAATATACTAAAAGTATATACAGCTGCTTTACCTTCATCCGCTTATAGAATTGCTTTATTTGATGCTAGTGGCAAACAATTAGGTATAACAGATTTTAATAAACTTTAAAATTAAATAAAATGGCAGAAGAAGTAGAACAAGAATCAACTGGTAAATCGTTTAAAAACATTATCATTGGTTTGGTAAGTACAGTTACACTAGGTGTAGGTGGATTTATTACAAATAAATTAACAGGTGGTGGTGATGAAGCAGCTCCTGCTCCAGCAGCGGCTCCAGTAATTAACATTACTAACAGCAACCAACAAGCTCAATCAGCAGGTAAAACTGTAATCATCAAGGAAAAAGCAGCGGGTGCAGCTCCAGCGGCTAAACCAGCTCCAACTAAGAAGAAAGAAGGTGATGAATTTAAAGAACAAGCACCACAGTGGTAATTTATAAAAAATAAAAGTATGCAACAACCAACAGGATTTAGAGATTTATTAAATAAAATGATGTCCCGTAGATGGTACATCACAGCAATGGTATTAGGTGGATTTATGCTTATAATCATAGGTATATTTACTGCTATTGGATTAGCGACACCTATGGCTGCGGCATGGAAAGAATTATTAATGTTATTATTAGGTGCTTTTATTGGTAGTTATGGCAAAATCATTGACTACTGGTTTAGCGATACTGATAAAGATAAAATGTTAGTACAGAAAATGGATGAGGAAGATGGTGTTAGTATGGGTAGTGTTAATGACATTAAAGAAAGTAACAAACCATTTACTCCATTAATTCCAGATGCTTTCGTAGCAGGAGCAGCAGCAGCTAGAGATTTAGCTGTAGTTGAAAATAAACAAAATCATGAATTAGCAACTGACCAACAAGAACATGATCAGGCGATGGCTAAAGATAAGCAAGAGCATGAACAAGAAATGGAAAAGTTAGAGTTCGAGTATCAAGCACATAGACAATGTGAACATGAATGGGGTGATAGTGATCATGACGGAGAAGAAGAATGTCAAAAATGTGGTAAAATTAAAGATTAATAAAGGATAATAAAAATTAAAAGTATGAAACAATTCTTGAAAAATCTGTTTGACGACAGCAACACAATCAATGAAAAATCAGTAGTTGGCTTTACAGCCTTCATAATGATGGTAGTTACATTAATAGCAGATATTGTAACTGGTATAATGGGTAAAAATATGCCTATTCACGAGTTTGTATTTGATGGTTTTATGGTAATTGTGTTAGGTGCTTTTGGTATCGCTTCTGTTGATAAGTTTATCAACAAGAGAAAAGGAGAAAAAGAATAATTAACTAAAGGGAACTTCGGTTCCCTTTTTTTTAAATCAAATTATGTTAAATCAAAATGAAAAATCTATTAGCAATATTACTAGGGATATTTCTTTTCACGACAGTGAAAGGACAAACCGTTGGCTCAACAAAGACAGAGCAGTACAAAGCCTCATTCGAAACCAAAATAGACATTAGTCAATATTTAGATTACAATGGCAAAACAATTCCGATACAAATTCTCAAATGTGGTATCGGAGATGATCTTTATGAGTCATATCCTGAACTCAAAGAAAAGA